ACATCCTTTCGGGTAGTAGTTGAGTACTCTTATCGGCAAGAGATTTCCCTCCCTGTGATCCAAAATCCAGGTTTCCGGGCACCAGAACTTAGCAGGTGCGAGCTTTATACCGATTAACTGAGCCTAAAGTTTTTTAATTATGTGGGAGCCATGGACACGGACAGAGATTTGTCCGTTATAGTATTCGTTTGATTCTAATACTTTGCGGTCGAATTGTTCACGGGCCTCAATGTACGATGTTTCTGCTTTGCTTTTACAATAATGTAATATTTCTCTTGTGAAGTTTTCTTTACCAAATAACTCAACATCTTTGTTAAGTTCTAAGTTTGAGCCATAATAATCTTGCCAATCCGATTCAATTTTACTTCGGATCTTCTTTTTCTTTTTTGTGCCGTTCTTTAACTTTACAGTCTTGTAGGTCGTTTTACTAAATTTTGCTAATTTTTTTCCAACATAGAGCCTGCCTGTGGTATTGCATGAGATAAGATAAACAAATCCCACGCAATCTTCAGGCAGTTCTGTAACTATAACACCTTTATGATACCAAGTCATTGATTATTTTTTAACTCCGACAAAATATAAGTCGCAGTGGGCATTGGTGTATTCAAATCTATATTGTTTAAAAATTTCTTCAAAATTCCATTTATCGGTGAAATCTTTAATTGATAAATTTTTATAATAATCAGTGTCGCAAGTAAATGGACTATCGGTTGGCGTGGTTCTCTTTGTACCATGTTCTCCTCGCCCAATACTTGCACTTGTAACTATAATTAGACCATTGGATGCTGTTAGATTTAACATGTTTTCAAACGTTTTATCCCATTTTGGATTATGTTCAAAACATTCTGTACTAATAGTAACTCCAAATGGTAGTTCTGATCTATAATCCTCACCAGAACATACTAAATCAACACCTGGGCCATTTCCTAAGTCAATACCAATATAAGCACAATTTTTAAAAAAATTTCGAACAGTGCCGTTGATATTTAAACTTCCTATTTCTAAAACACGTTGGCTAGCAAAGTAATTTGGAAATTGAGAAGCAACTCTCTGAATAAAGTCAACTTGTAATGTGTGTGCCATTATTTTTAGCTTTTTGTTGCCTTGGCTTCCTTGCGAGCATTCTTCTCAGCAGTGATTTCATTGCGGCGGGCTTTGACTGCTTTGGCTAGTTCGCCTAATGCTTTGCGAGCACGAGTACCAGCAGCAGCATTACCTGCTGTAAATTTTGCGTCCTCTGATAAGAATGCTTCCATTTGATCTTTAATTTGTTGTGTTGATGACATTTTATTTTCCTTTAAGTGGTCTTCCACGTTTCTTTGGCAGAGTTTTTAAGCGAGCACGTTCTTTCTTATCTGCCATATGCCCGGCTTTTACATTTCTTTTATTTTCCGAAGATACAGCAATTGAAATTTTTCGCATTTCTCTTTCTAATCTTATCATATGTGTAATAGCTTTGCGAACTTTTGCACCGCTTGCATACGAAGGATATTCTAGAAACACTTGATGATAGTTATGCAAATTTACAAAGTGCAATATAAATTCTGAATGTAACTCTTTATATTTGTCTAATTTTTCAGTCGACATAATCTACATCATTAGAATAACTGGTAAAACCGTTTTCTTTAATAACTCTAAGTACATTGTTTACCCTGCCAATTAATTCATCCTTGTGAGATATTAAAAATATATTTTTTGAGCGTTCTCTGGCCATCTTCTTTAGGACTGCTAATCCAGCTTCTACACCAGCAGCATCCATTCCGGCATCCATAAGTTCGTCTACAAATAATAAATTAATACTTTGATACAACCCTTCCCAAACATCTCGGAAAGAGAAACTCATACTTAGAATTAATCGATTACGCTCACCTCTACTTAAATTATCAAAATCTAAATCTTGCCCAAGCTGAGTAATCTCAATACTTAGGTCGTTTTGGAATACAACTTGATGTGGTAATCCAAGTTTGTCAATATAATAACTCAAACGTTTGTTTAGATAACTTAAATTTTGATCAATTATCTTTTTACGAATAAAACTATCTTTGTTAGTTAATAACTTATGTAAGAATTCTTGGTGATCTTTAAGTTTTGTTAAATCATTAACTACAATCCAGTTAATTTCTTGGATAGCAGTTTTTTTAAGTTCTTGTATTTGTTCTTGATAAGGGTTTAATTCATCTGCCCGGGTAGTTAAACTTTTTTCAAGACTATCTAAGTTGTTCTTGTGACCTAATGCTTCTGCTTCAGTATCGTAAAATGTATTAGGTCTTAAAGGAATATCACCTGTACCTATTTCGTCTATTATTTTTTCTAAATTTTGAAATACTGTATTGTAATATTTTGTTGCCTCGTTCAGATGTTGTACTGCTTCATTGGTCATTTCTTCATGTTTGTGATCATGAAGTTCTTGTTCGCAAGCATGGCATTTTTTATTTTCTAGACTTGATAATTCTTTCTCATACTTCTTAACAGATTTTTCAGCTTGCCCAAGGGCAGCATCTAATGTTGCTCGCTGTTTATTAAGACCTTGTATTTTTGTATTATGTTCATTCCACAATTTAAGTTGAATATGTGCTGCTAGCTCTGCTTCAATATCAACTGTTTCAAGACGCATCATAGCCCTACCGATGTTTTCTACGTCATCGTTTTTCTTAGTTTCCCATGCACTACTTTTAATGCCCAAACTATCAATGCTTTTTTGTACATTTTCGTTGGCAGCTTTAATGCCTTCTATCTTAAATGTTTCTTGTTGAATACTATCTTTAGTATCTTTGATTAGTAGTTTAAGTGCTTCTGCCTTCTCACTTAGCAAAGTAATACCTAGTAATTGCTCAATAACTTCACGCTGTTCTGCAGCCTTCATTGACAAAAACGGTTCAGTATAGGTGTTTAACGCAACTAAATGCTTGAACATAGTATGGCTCATTTCTAGCATCTGTTCAATGGCCTTTTGCGTTTCTCTACTATCTCCTTGACTATCGTCTTCTGATTCTTCAGTTTTTAGCTGATTATCATTGACAAATAGCTTGAGTATATTAGGCTTACGACCCCGTTCAATACGGTATTTTACACCATGTTTTTCAAACTCAACAGTGGCTAACATAGCTTTACCATTGGTTTTATTAATTAAATTCTCTTTTTTAATATTAGTTAGAGCTTGCCCATATAATGCATAAGATAAAGCATTAACAATGGTAGTTTTACCCGTGCCATTACGCGATCCAGTATCGTCTCCGCCTAGATCAAGATTAGATCCTAGCACCAAAGTTAGTGCTTGTTTTTCAAAGTCCACTGCTTGAGTCTGGTTGCCCACACTCATAAAATTTTTCACGGTAAGATTTTTTATTTTAAACATTAGAGGTTGTTATAAATTTCTAATAAAGTTGTTTTGTCAAACTGTTCTGATTCAATATTAATCAATTGTTCTGTGACAATGTGATCCACGCTTTCAAAAGTACCATCTGGATTATCGTCTATGGTACCTTCTAAGTTAGTTTTATCTTGGATAAGACTAATCTCACGTATATCATAGTCACGAATAAATGTTTCTTTGATAAAGTTTGCTTCTTCAAAACTAATATCAATGTCAAGATTCACTTTAATATGCATCTTTGACTTCATAATTGTATCAGCATTGTCAATTAAATCACTGAGTTTAACTGATCTATACTTAGGACAGTTAGGCCAGTCAATAAAATTAGGTTCGCCGCCCCATTCTAACGTCATCATACCGCGTTTATCATCTCCTGCATCTGAGAAGTTATGTGGAAACGCATTACCGATATAAATCACCTTGTTATTTTCTTGACGTTTGTGGAAGTGTCCGCTGAATATATAGTCAGGACCATTAAAGTCTTCTGCTCTGAGCTCACCGTGATCGGGCATTTGTACCATAGCGTTCATAAAGAACTTAGGTAATTCAAAGTGACCAAATACATATTTGCTTTTAATGTTTTTCATGGTCTTCCACTCATCACCTATCAACCAAGGTACAAGTGTGACATCATCCCGGGTCCATATACTGTCTACAACAGTGACGCCTGGAATGTGCCGACCAAAAGCACTCGAATGAATGTCACGCTTGTCTTTGTAGAACAGATCATGATTACCCGGGAACCAATAGAACTGTTCAAATGCTGCACCAAGTTTTTCTAGGCAGCGTAAACTGCTATCTAGTGTGAATAAGTTTAGACTGTTACGGTTGTGACTCCAGTCACCCAAGAAGATTGCTGTTTCACATCCAGCAACTTTGGCTTCTTGGATAAACCAATCAACAAATTCTTCACAATCTTTTAAGTGTGATGTTGAATTGGATTTTAGACCAAAATGTATATCAGTGAAACACGCTACCTTTTTAAACAATGGCATTAAATATTCTCCTATCTACGAGTTTACATACTCTGTAGATAAAAGTCAAATCTCAGTTTGCTCATCTTCTTCGATGCTAGTTTCTTCTGATTTAGGTTGTCTAAAATGTTTATACAGTTCGGCCTGACGAGCAGTTTCTTCTGCATATTCTTGTTGATATTGTCGAGTCATACTTGGAGTTAATCCTGCTTCCTCTAGCATATCATCTCTAATGTTTTGATTTTTCTTTTCAATATTTAGAACACGGGTAAATGAATTTGTAACTGCTGCGGTGTAGTAGGCAAATGGATTTTCTGATTTACTCTCATCAAACTGTAGTCCAATTTGACTTAGTTGTAAGATAGCCTGTCCACGCATTTCTTCATTGTAGGTATAACCACGCCAATTGCTACGTTGAGCATAACGCTCACTTAGTTTAATAAACATCTTACCTAAATTTTCAGTAATACGTCCGTGCTCTTTGCTAAACTTACCAGTATCAATTGGTCCTTTCCAGTGACTTTTACCTACACATATTAATTCATCTTGATCATTAAACTTCCAATGTTGGAAAGGTGGAAAGTTTACTTTCTCGTGACTATCAGCAGTATTCTTTAAAGTTTTCTTACGACCCGGTGCCATTGGAACGTGTTCAAATGTCATTATACGGATAACAATATCAGTTTTAGCAATGGTTTTATAGTCTGCTGTGCATTCCGCAAGTTTAATTTTTTTATCCCCTGCAATTCTAGCCTGTCCAAATGCTAGTATCCCCTGCCGTTTTGCACGATTACGTTTAGCTTCTGCTATAGTTCTAATATTAATCTTATCTAAATTTGTTAATATAATGTCGTGTTGTTGATATTCGAGCGATGTATAGCTGCTAAATGAGCATTTACTTTTATGAATTTCTGATAATAAATCTCGATTGTTTAGGTATTTTACCTTTTTTCCAGTCAGGGATATATGTGTAGTAGTCATTATTATTGTTATTCTCCTTGGTTACAACATTATAACATTTATTATTCAAATGTCAACGATAATGTTATAAGAGCACATTATTTATTGGTTAAATATACTATATAAGGAAATATAAATTATGGCAAATCCCTTCACCGCTGTGATGTCTTCCAATGCCACCGCCGCTATTGCTGCTGCTAAAGACAGACAAGTTCCTCCTCCAGGAGAACGTCTTGTTCCTGGAGTTCCAATGGGTGCAATGCCCGCTATGCCAGACACAACATCACTTGATCGAGTAGTAGTTATTGGAAAATATGGAAATCAAGACATTCTTAAACATACTACTGAGCAACGAGTTAGAATAAAAGTTCCTCCTAAATATTTGGTAAAATATACATCAGGAAGTGGTGCTGAGGAATTAAGCGATGACAGTGGGTTTGGTGGCATTGTATTTCCTTATACGCCGACTATTTCTTATGGTGTAAAAGCAGACTGGTCAGAAATAAAACCACTACATTCAAATTTTAATATTCCGTTTTATCAAAGAAGTAGTGTAGGTGAAATTTCTATTAATGGACAATTCACGGTAGAAAATAGTAAAGATGCAGCAGTCTATCTATCTACTGTACATTTATTAAGAGCATTAACAAAGATGAGATTTGGAGGAGCTACCAACGGAGATGCAGATAGCGGAGCACCTCCTCCAATTTGCCGTTTATTTGCATTTGGTACAAATATGTTATCAAATGTTCCAATAGCAATTACCGGTGTACGTATTGAGTTACCTAATAATTGTGATTATTTTAGTTTAAATGGTACTAATAGTGTACCAACTATATCTACTTTGTCTATAACATGCATACCAGTATACAGTAGAAAAGAAATGCAAAACTTCTCTGTAACCAAATATTTAAATAGAGATTATAATGAAGGATACATTTAATGTACAATAAAACTAGTCCTTATTACACTACTCAGTTACTTAATGGGTATCTTGATGTTATGTCATTTAGAGATATTCCTTATCAAACAGATGACATATTATTTGAAGTAACCAATACCTATGAAAATAGGCCAGATTTACTTGCCTATGATTTGTATCAAGATGCTTCGCTTTGGTGGGTATTTGCCATGCGTAATAAATCAAAAATTAAAGATCCAGTGTTTGATATGGTAGCCGGTGCAAAGATATACTTACCTAAATTATCTACACTTAATTCTGTATTAGGAATCTAATATGGCAACTGGAAATTTTATGGTTCCTGGAAGGGTAAGTCCTGCTGAACAAAAAGCAGGTGATGCTGCTGCCGCCGCAAAAAATACTCGTGGCGGATTCACTGGATCTGACAATAATGAACGTAAAACGGAGCCTGAGAAAAAAGACCCAAACAACGATATAGTAAAAATATCAGGCGAAAGTAATATTTTCAATGGTTATAGATCTATCACATATACTTTTACATTAGCAGCCCTTGAAAAACGTCACCTTGACGATCCCGAATCATACAGAAAAGATGATTTTAATTTACAATTAATTATTTTGAAGTCCGGCGGCAAAGGCGAGGCCCTGATGAAAAGAACTTTGTCCACCGATGGTCCTCAATTTAATGAGTTAGCAAATAAACAAGTAGGAACTGGTAGTGAAAAAGCTCGGCGAAACCCTGGTCCTCAAACTCATAGTGCTAACTATTATGCTGATAAATTTATGGAAGGATTTAATACAAACAGTCCTGGTAGATTTGATATGTTCATGGAAAATGTAGAAATTGAAAGTATAATGGCTCCTAGCGAAAAGACAAATTCAACTACTGCTATGAAAATTAAGTTTGATGTAATTGAACCATATAGCATCAATGGATTTATAGAAGCAATACATACTGCCGCTGTTGCTGCAGGTTTTCCTAGTTATCAAAATGCCCCATTTTTACTTAAATTAGAATTTTGGGGATATCCAGACAATGAAGATTTTCCAGATCCTGTAAAGATTCCTTATAGTACTAGATACTATCCAATGTCAATTACAGAGTGTAACATTGAGATAACTGAAAAAGGTACTTTATATAGATGTAATGCCGTACCTTATAATGAAAGATCATTTGGACATCCTAACATGGTTAAGAAACCTATAAAGATGCAAGGAAAAACAGTTGGAGAAATTCTAAAAAATTTATTCAAAGCACTTGATGAGACTTCTAAAGAAATTCAAGAAATTGAAAATAAAGAAGCTGGTATTACATCTAAAGAATGGGATAGATATGACATTCAGTTTCCTACCTGGAGTGATACAGCTGGGTGGGTTACTTCTAATAATAGTAAAATATCTGGCAGCAAAATGGGTAGTATTCTTACAGACCCGTTATTAGTGGGCATGAATAAGCCCGAAGACACATCACAGTCAAATGGATATAGTGCAAATGATTCAAAAAAACCCAAAGAAGGTGATCCACCACCATCTGTTAAATTTAAACCTGGTCAATCTGTTATACAATTTGATCAAGATACAAACATTAGCGAAATTATAACTGCTGTTGTTAGAGATAGTGAGTATGCTAAAGATCTATTAAAAGGTCTAATTGAAAAAAAACCAGGTATACCTGATCAATATGGTTTTATAGATTATTGGATGATTAGAATAGAAACTACAAACTCTACCGAAATGAATGAGTTGGGTAAAAAACCCTTTCAAAAATTTACATACATTGTTCAGCCATATAAAGTTCATTACACTCGAATACCAGGTTATGGAAGAGAACGTATCAATGAAAAAGACTTACAAAAAATAAGTAATCGAGAATATAACTTTATCTATACAGGAAAAAATATCGATGTTCTTAATTTTAAATTAAATTTTAATAATTTATTCTTTGAAGCAGTTCCTGTGAATAATGGAAACAAACCTACTGCTGGAAAAAATGGTGGGGCTGCTCCAGCTAATACTACCAAGGTTAAACTAAATTCAAAACCTTCAACTCCTTCTGGTAACAATAGAGAGCAAGGGCAGGTACCCGATCCTGCTGTTAAGATATTATCTACAAAAATACAAGCCTATGGAGGTAATGCATCACAACCCGAAGAGGATCCTTTTCAATTATTAGCTAGAACTATGCATAACTCAGTGATTAATTCTAAGGCTAGTATGTTAACAGGAGACCTTGAAATTTTAGGAGATCCGTTTTATCTTGCAGGTGCAGGTGCAGGCAATTGGAATCCTAAACCTTCTACTAGAGGAAAAACATTATCCGGTGAAATAAATCACATTTATGCAGCGGTTCTTATTACTATTAATTTTAGAAATCCTGAAGATATTAATAGTTTTGAAGATGGCGGTATGATGAAATTTGATAGTAATCGTGTACCCTTTAGTGGTGTTTATCAAGTAACCACAGTTATCAGCACATTTAAAGACGGTATATTCAAACAAAAATTAGATGTTCTAAGAATGCCAGGTCAAGTATTAGATTCGGATCTTCGTAGCAGTGATCCGTCGGATAGAATGTCTACCTCACCTAAACCAGGTTCTCAAGTTGTACCTGACGAAACCAGAGCACAAAGTTTTGAACAACGAGCAGATTCTAGATCAGTAGAAACAATACTTGATAGAGGCCTGCCAGATCAAACTACAAATTTTACAGGTGCAAGTGGAGGATTAGGGGGTGCTCCGCAATTTTTACCAAGCAATGCATCGTCGGTAGCAATGCTTCCCACAGTATTAAATCAAACTCCAGGATTAACATCTTTGCCACTAAATGCATCACCAGTAATTGGAACATCATTACCTACGGATTTAACTTCTAACATAAGATTAAACACGTCAGGGCTTACTTCATTAAGTCAAAGTGCGTTAAAAGTATTAGGTGCAGCAGCATCTATATCGGCGGCTGCAAATATAGTACAAGGTGCATTTACAAAAGACGGACTAACAGGATTAATTGGTGGATCATTAGCAGCTACCGCAATCAGTGCAGCACGTAATATTTCTAATCCTGGATCAGGAATAGGCAAGGGTGCTAGTGTTTTAATAAATCCTAGTTCTTCTTTACCATCAGCACCTACTGCCAATGATATTAAACAAGGATTAAATATTGATTCTAATACATTATCAGTTGGTTCTATATCTAAAACATCCGCATTTGCAACAGGTATACCCAATTCATTAACTGGTATACCCGGTGGGGCTGATAGTCTTATAAATGGAATTGGTAATAAAATTACTTCATTAACAGCATTATCAAATGATCCAAAAGGTATTGGTTCTCAACTAGGGTTAGATACAAACAGACTTTCCGGACTCAGTGGATCATTACAAAGTAAGTTACCCGGACAAGTTACATCTCTTATTAAAAATATACCAGCCAATGTAAATTTAAAACAAGCCGCAAATCAAGGATTGGTATTAGATTATATACCTGCTGGTAAAATAGCAAATATACCTGCTACTCCTCCACTTAGTAAAGCACCTATTCCTAAAGCAGATCCCGGATATTCTCAAGAAGTTATTAAACGAGGGGGAATAACAGCGTTACAAAATTTATATGGTGTTAATAGTTCTGCCAAATTATCTACTAATTTGGTTCCGGCAGATTTAATTGCTTCAGCAGAACAAGCTGTATCTAACTCAAGACTTAATTCTCTCGGAAACTTAACAGGACTAACTAATGCTGTAGATATAAATGTTGCCAAAGATAAATTAGGTAGTTTTCAAAATCAATTATCTGGACTAACTGGACAAATTAAAATACCTGATGTAAATTTACCAGGTTCGGTAACATCTAAATTTTCAGCCAACTCATTAGGGTCAAGTCCCTTAACTAATTTAGTTAACAATTTAAACAAAAATACAGGAAGTACATAGTATGGGAGAAGAAACAAGATCGCATAGTGGTGGGCCTAATTCAAAACAATCATCTCCTGGCCCGTTTCTTGCCGAGGTAACAAATCACCTTGATGGTACATATATGGGTATGTTAGAAGTTGCAATAATAGGAGGCATGCCTAACAATCCTAAAGTACAAGAAGAAACACATGTTGTTAGATATCTAAGTCCGTTTTCAGGATTTACCTCATCGAGATTTGAAGGAAACAACAGTAGTGATTTTAATGATGTACAAAAAAGTTATGGTTTCTGGATGATACCGCCGGATGTTGGTACTAAAGTTATGGTTATCTTTGTTGATGGCGACCGTAATCAAGGATTCTATATGGGCTGTGTGTCAGATGTATTTCAAAATCACATGATACCAGGAATAGCTGCTAGTAAGCAGGTAAAAATGACCGATGAACAACGCAGAAAATATGGAACAGATTATTTACCCGTAGCAGAATTTCATAGAAAATCTCAAGATTTAAAAAATCCAGTACCTCAAAAATGGGCAAAACCCATTCATCCATTTGCTGATAGATTATTGCAACAGGGATTATTATTAGACACCATACGGGGAGTTACATCTAGTGGTGCTCGTAGAGAAGTTCCTAGTAGTGTATTTGGTATATCAACACCCGGTCCATTGGACACCAGTCCGGGTGCTAAACGGGCCAATATAGGATATGATAGCGGAACTGCTGCTCCTGTAAGTAGACTTGGTGGTACAACTTTTGTTATGGATGATGGTGATATTAATGGACAAAATGAATTAGTTAGGTTGCGTACAAGAACAGGTCATCAAATCCTTATGCACAATAGTCAAGATTTAATTTATATTGCTAATAGTCAAGGTACCACATGGATTGAATTAACGTCTAATGGTAAAATTGATATATATGCTCAGGATTCTGTAAGTATACATTCCGAAAATGATTTTAACTTTCTTGCCGATAGAGATATTAATATTGAAGCAGGCCGCAATATTCATATCAAAGCAGGTAAGAACATGGAAACAAATATTACAGGTTATAATTATCTCACTGTAGATAAAGATCAAAAGATTGCAGTTAGAGGAACACATGACGAAACTATTGGTGACACTGTTAAAATTACAGTAGGTAATAGTTATAATTTAAGTTCATCAAAAGATATTAAACAATCTGCAGAAGGTACAATTAATTTAAAATCAAATGGTAATATTAATTTAGGTACACAGGCACAACTAAATTTAGGAGCAGCTGGTAACATTATAGGAACTGGTGCAAACATACATTGGAACGGTCCAACGGCTGGATCACCAGCCTCTGCTGATGCTGCTGAAGTTCCCCCTGATTTGCCGTTGTTTAGTTTACCTCAAAGATTAGTGAGTTGGGGATGGAGCAATGGGAAATTTTATAATACAGGAACAATTAAAACTATCATGCAACGTGCTCCAACACACGAACCGTGGCCTCAGCATGAGAATATAAATCCTCCGCAATTTAGCTCAGCGGCTACCGATATAACATTAGCAGATAGAACAGCATCTGGTATTCCTCCTAATCCTGCTGCTGCCAAGCAAGAGCCTGCAAACCCACCTGATGTAACTCCAGGAACATGCACTCCTGAGTTTTCTAAAGATATTAATGCAAGTTCTTCTCAAGATGGTATTAGTGCTATTAAGGCAGCTTGTGCAAAATTCGGCCTTACTACACCAATTGCGGTAGCATCGTTATTAGGTATTGCCGGCGGCGAATGTCGTTGGAAGTTAGTTGAAGAAGGATTTAAATATTCTGCTGATAGATTGTTACAAGTATTTCCTAGTGTGTTTAAAGGTGATACAGCACTGGCACAACAATATGCTGGCAATCCAAATAATACATTACCTGAATTCTTATATGGTTATAACACCGGTAAAGGTAAAGGTTTAGGCAATACACAAGAAGGTGACGGTGGAAAATATATAGGTAGAGGATATATTCAATTAACTGGAAGAAGCAATTATGCAAGATACGGAACAATGATCGGCCAGGATCTACTTGGAAATCCTCAACTATTAAACACTCCGGCAATTGCTGCCGAAGTTGCCGTTAAGTATATGTTAGATAGATGTAAAGTAGCCCAATCGGATCCGGGTTATTTTGAAGCAGCATGTAAAGCAATTGGATTTAATACACCAGATATCCATACTCGTAAGAAAGGATATTACGAATGCTTCTTAGGACAATTAAAAGGAAGTACATTAAGCTCGGGTAATAATGGTATAGTTACTGATAGCAGTGGTAAGCCAATTAAGACTGGTTCTGGTAGTTAATAAATATAATATGCCTTACAAAAATCTTGAAATTAATCCAGCCCAATATAGTGAACAAAACACTGATAAGTTAAGTCAATACTATCGAGGATTTAGCACAGCCAATCCAATTAATCGCGGCTCTAAGCTCTACGACTTTGATTTAATTAAACAAGATATTTTAAATCAATTTAATACTCGTAAAGGTCAACGAGTAATGAATCCTAAGTTTGGATCTATTATATGGGACCTATTAATGGAACCATTAACTCCAATAATTAGTGAATTATTGCAAAAAGATATTAGTATTATATGTAATTCAGATCCTAGAGTATATCCATTACAAATGCAAGTTAGTGAATATGAGCAAGGCTATATAATTGAAATTACATTAGCTATGAAAAATACCAACGAAACTTCTACACTAAAATTAGCATTTGATCAGAAAGTAGGAATAGTTGTACAATAATCTGCCCACTTAATTACTACAATAAATACGGTATAAACTATTATGATACCATCAACAAACACAAAATTACTAGTCAGCGAAGATTGGACTAAGATTTATCAATCTTTCCGTAATGCCGACTTCAAGAGTTACGACTTTGAAACACTTCGTCGTACAATGATTTCTTATCTTCAAGAAAAATATCCTGAAGAATTCAATGATTATATTGACAGCAGTGAATACATTGCACTTATTGATGTTATTGCGTATCTAGGGCAGAATTTAAGTTTTCGTATTGATTTAAATGCAAGAGAAAACTTTCTCGAAACAGCACAACGTAGAGATAGTATTCTACGTCTTGCCCAATTAATTAGTTATAATCCTACAAGGAATGTTCCTGCTAGTGGTTTTTTAAAACTTACTGCCGTGGCCACTACTGATAGCGTATACGATTCTAATGGAACAAATTTATCAGATATAACAATTGGATGGAATGATGCCACAAATCCAGATTGGTATCAACAATTTATTAATATTATGAATTCTGCAATGTCTAGTAATTTTGGCACCCCTGCAGATCGTTCCACAATTGATTCTATACTTACTGAAAAATACAGAATTAAAAGTTCTACTCAGGATGTTCCTGTTTTTAGTTTTTCTAAAAATATAAACGGAACATCAATGAGTTTTGAAGTTGTCCCTATTGCTTTTTCTGATGATAAAACTTATGTTGAAGAAGCACCACCGGAGCCAGCAGCTCTTTTTAGTCTAATATATAAAAATGACAATCAAGGAAGTAGTAGTCCTAATACTGGTTTTTTTGCTCATTTTAAACAAGGAACAATAAATGTTTCAAACTTTGGCATTAGCAATCCTGTAATTAATGAAATTATAGGAATTAATGCTCCTAATATTAATGATACCGATACCTGGTTATGGCAATTAGATCAAACTGGGAAGTATTCAACTTTATGGACACACGTTTCTTCATTGGTAGGAAATAATGTAATATATAATAGTATTAATAAAAGTATAAGAACATTATATGCTATCGGCAGCCGTGATCAAGATCAAATTGATTTAAATTTTGCAGATGGTGTATTTGGTGATTTGCCAAAAGGAAATTTTTCTTTCTTTTACAGACAGAGCAACGGATTACAATATGTTATCAAACCCGAACAAATGAGCGGAGTTTCTGTAACAATACCTTATAAAAATGCTTCTGGACAAAATCATTCATTAACAATGACGTTGAGTCTGCAATATGCAGTTACAAATAGTGCAGGTGCAGAATCTAATTTAAGTATACAAACTAAAGCCCCGCAACTTTATTATACACAGAATAGAATGATTACGGGAGAAGACTATAATATTGCTCCATTAAAAGCTGGTGCTGACATTCTTAAAATTAAAAGTGTTAATCGTGTATCAAGTGGACTTAGCAAATATATTGATTTATCAGATGTTACAGGAAAGTATAGTCATACTAATATATTTGCCAATGATGGAATATTGTATAAAGAAGAATATACAAACATATTTGAATTTGAATTTACTAATAGAAATCAAGTATTATCTGTTTTAAAAAATAAAATAGCACCTATAATTGCTTCACCTGACTTACGGTCATTTTATATAGATAACTATTATAGAATTAATTTATTGTCATTAAAATGGAAAGAGATTAATTCCCTGCCTAATGAAAGTAGAGGATATTTATATAATGGATCAACTGCGTATTCAGTTGGTGGATCAGGTATATTAGGATATGTTACAATTGGTGCAATGATTAAATTTGTACCACCTGACAACTACTATTTTGATCAAAAAAATTCTCTAAAAATTATTCCAAGTTTGGGTACTCCTAACGGCGGCCGTCCTTATATTTGGGCCACTGTTAAGAAAATTGTAGGCGACGGTGCAAACTACGGCCTAGGAACATTATCCGATGGCACCGGTCCTATAATTTTTTCAACTAAAGTACCTGATGGATGTACACCAAGTGAAATTATTCCTAAATTTAATAGAATATTGAGTTATTCTATTGAAAATGAAATTGCAAATATTGCTATCACCAAGAAAAACTTTGGTCTTACTATTGATACTACTACTAGAGAATGGAATATAATAGTTAATTCTAATTTAGATATTGTTAATACATTTAGTTTGGCCAATCAAAATAATATAGAAAATCAAGGGTTTGATGCAAGCTGGTTAATTTCTTTTGTATGGACAGGTAAAAATTACAAAGTAACTTACAGATCATTAAATTATATATTTGAAAGTCAATTAGAAACAGCATTTTTTATTGATGATTCTACTATTAATTACGATTTTACTACAAACACAGTTATTAAAGATAAAATAACTGTTCTCTCTATAAATGCTACTCCTGCAATAACATCTGTACCATGGTTAGGCCACGATCATCTATGGCAAATTGATAGTGCGTTTGTAGAACCCGATGGATACGTTGAACCTAAAAAAGTAAAAGTTAGTTTTTATGATTATAATAATTTAGGTCAATTATTTGATCCAGATTCTTTTAATACAATTGTGGGTAATGATAAGTTTATATATTTCAAAAAAAATAACGACGGCACACGATATGTTTTAACTGATGATATTATTATGCCTTTTAATACCGAGGCTGATTTCTTTTCATATAAGAATGCACATACAGTTATGGATGGTGATTTATTTTATTTCTATAATACCTCGTTAAATTTAGTAAAGTATTGGTCTTCGGTATATCAACGATTAATTTATACCGATCAATATTTTGGTAGAAGAGGCCGTGCCGATATAAAATTTCATTATCAACATAATAGTGGAAATGAAAGAAGAATTGATCCTAGCAAATCAAATATTATTGATATCTATGTATTAACCACAACATATAATAATGATATTAGAAGTTGGTTGTTGGGAAATATATCTTCCAAACCACCTGCACCTACTAGTCAAAGTTTAGAACAAAATTATATAGAATCATTATCTCCTATCAAGGCAATCAGCGATGAAATAGTATTTCATTCTGTAGTCTATAAAATATTATTTGGGTCTGATGCTGTATCTAATTTGCAGGCAAAATTTAAAGCAGTTAAAAATCCCAATAATACCACAACTGACAATGATTTAAAAACTAGAATACTATCTGCTATTAATGATTTCTTTTCTTTAGAAAATTGGGAATTTGGACAAAGTTTTCACTTTGGAGAGCTATCAACTTATGTAATGAATTTGCTTACGCCCGACATTACAAATTTTGTTATTGTTCCAATTACTAGTAATAGTGCATTTGGAAGTTTATACGAAGTAACATGTTTATCAAACGAATTGTTTATTAGTGGTGCAAAAATTAATGATATTGAAATTATTGATGCCATTACGGCCTCACAATTAAAATCGTCCTCATCAATAGTAACAACCAGCGGAACATAAAATGGCGACTAACAAAAAATCAGTTAATTTCTTACCAGACTATTTAAAGTCAGATAAAAATTCTAAATTTTTAGCCGGAACAATAGATCCATTAATTCAATCTCCTGAATTAGAACGAATTGATGGATTTGTTGGATCAATAATAACTCCAAATTTTAATCCTATTACGGATTCTTATATTAAAGAAGATTCGGAGTTAAGATCAAACTATTCTCTCGAACCTGCCTTAGTTTTTAGAGACAAATCTTCCAATATTACCGATGTAGTTGCATTTGACGACATCATTAATGAAATTGGAATTCAGGGAGGTAAAGTTGATAATCTTGATAGATTATTTAGATCTAAATTTTATTCATATGATCCTTATATTGATTGGGATAAGTTAGTAAATTATTCACAATACTATTGGTTATCTACCGGGCCTGATTCTATATTAATTGATGGTGATATTAATATTAATGACAGCATTATTGGAAACTCTTCATATGTAATGCCCAATGGGTATGCTTTATCAAATGGTATGAAATTAAAATTTTCAACAACCGTATTACCTGAATTATATAGAGATAAAGAATTTTATGTTGAGGGGGTTGGTAACAGTATTAAATTAATTGACATAAAATTATTAGATGTAAATGAACTATCAAATATAGTATATAACGAAACATTTGATAGTGATAAATTTGATACATTTCCATTTGATGGTGATAAAAAATTACCATTAATTCCTGAATATGTTACAATTAATAGAGCCAGCTTAGATTTAAATCCATGGACAAGATACAATCGTTGGTTTCATTCAGAAATAATTCGTATAACAGCAGAAATTAATAATCAACCATTTTTATTACCTTTAGAAGCTAGAGCATTAAGACCTATTATTGAATTTAAACCTAACATACAATTATACAACTTTGGAAATAAAGGAATTGGTAGAATTTCTGTAATTGATACAGATACAACAGATGCATTTTCATCTGTAGATGGTACAATAGGATATTATGTTGACGGTGTATTGCTAGAAGAAGGCACCACTGTTATATTCAATGCCGATGTCCATGATAATGTTCGAGGAAAAATTTATACCGTAGAATATGATACATCTACAAAACCTTATATTCTTAGATTAATAGAATCAGTTACGCCTAATCTTTTAGAATCTATTGCTATTAATTATGGTACATCTTATCAAGGAACCACCTGGCATTATAGCAGTTATGTTAATAACAATGGTGAAATTAAGAACCTATGGGTTAAATCTCAAGAACATAAAAAAATAAACCAATCACCTTTATTTGATTTATTTGATCATGATAACATTAGTTATACTGATAAAAATTCTAATTTTGTAGGATCTAAAATCTTTGGATATGATATTGGGACAGGAACATCTGATAACATTTTAGGATTTCCTTTAAAATATAAAAACAGTGTAGGAGTTGGTAGTTATCTTTTCAAGAATTATTTCATGACAGATACTATTGAGGTTATTACAGACGGTGTAAGTTCAATTATTTCTACTGGAGTTACATATTTTAAATTATTTAATACCTTAACATTAACCAATGTATGGAGTCTATTAACGGATTATCAAATTCCAATAATAGAAACACAAACAATATTAACAGCCACAAATACTGCATCTATATTATCAATTACATCAACCTCTGATATTTCTGTAATTGCATCAATTAATTCTGTTTTAACAACTGCTACATTATCAACTTCTACTCTAACACTTACATTTAATAAAACTCTCAATGTCAACGATGTGCTATTGTTAAAGATCACATCTGATCAAATACCTAACAGTAATGGACATTACGATACTCCAATTAGCCTTACAAATAATCCATTAAATGGAAATATATCTACTTTTACATTAAGTGAACTTAGCGATCATTTGTATACTATGATTAGCCGTATTAACACTTTTTCAGGATCTTTTCCTGGATTAAGTAATTTAAGAGATGTAAATGATTATTCAAAGTATGGAACCAGATTAATTATTAATGCTAACCCTATTGTTTTTGCACAAATATTTCTTGGCAAAAAAAATCATAATGTAGTTGATGCTATAAGACATGTTGGCGATCAATACAATCAATTCAAAATGAATTTGTTAACAGCTATGGACTTAGTTGATAGTCAATTATCGCCCGCCGACGCACTTGATAAAATTTTAATAGATATTAACAGTAATAAAGAATTGCATTCTTCATATTACAGATCTGATATGTTAGGATATGGATCTAATAAAATTAAAAGAACATATACAGTATCTAATCCTAACAATACACATTATCCAATTGGATTAGATTTTGATTTAACAACATTAAGTTTTAAATCTGTATTAATATATGTTAATGATATACAACTAGTTAACGGAATAGATTATAGTTTTTTAATTGACGAGGTAATAATTTCTAAATTATTATCAGTTGGTGATATTATAGAAATATATTATTATCCAGATACAATTGGTTCATTTGTACCGTCCACTCCAAGCAAGTTAGGGTTATATCCTGCATATCCTCCTAGTATATATAATGATGATTCATATTTAAGTTCTAATGTTGTAGTTATAAGAGGGCATGACGGCAGTATTATGCAATCATACGGAGACTATAGAGATGACATTGTACTTGAATACGAAAAAAGAATTTTTAATAATATAAAAGTTAAATATGATCCAACAATATTTGATATTAATTCTACAATTCCTGGAGTGTTCAGTAAAAACTCATATTTGTTATCAGATGTAAATGATATATTAATAAAAGATTTTACCAAATGGGCCGGTGTATATAATATAGATACAACTATTAATAATATATATGATGCAGGAAATCCTTTTACATGGAACTATACAACTGGTATCAATACTGTAACCAATACTGCTGTGCCTGGTTATTGGAGAGGTATTTACAAACAGTTTTATGATACAGACAAACCAGATACTAATCCATGGGAAATGTTAGGATATATTTCTAAACCAAACTGGTGGGATACATATTACAGTTGGATTGATACAATTAAACGTAGTGCATTAATTTTAGCAATTACAAACGGTTATACAGATGAGCCACCTTCAACAGTTGTAAATTCTAAGTATGCTCGACCTCAATTTTCTTCTATCATTCCAGTTAATAGTTTAGGCGAGTTATTAGCACCTTCTGAATTTTTAGTAAATGACGTAGGATATTATAATAAAATATCTGATTGGAAATTTGGAGATCATGGCCCAGCAGAGACTGCATGGAGAAGAAGTAGTTATTGGCCATTTGCATTAAATGCTGCTGCTGCATTACTTTATCCTTGTACATACACAACATCTATGTATGATACAAGTAGAATATCATCAAATAATAACACAGGACAATTAACTTATTTAGAAGATGATTTATATTTAAATCCTAAAAAACTTTTAGTAGAAGGTTATAATAATGCACAAACAGCAGGATTTGGAGTCTATGTTGTTGAAAAAGGTATACAACGAAATTTAAATTATCTTGATATTTTAAAACAAGATTTAAACTATATTAATTTTAATTTATTTCATAAGATGGGTGGATTTGCTAGTAAAGATAAATTGCAGGTTGTTATTGACTCTATTGATCCGTTGTCACAAAGTCCTGGAGCAATCTTACCTCCAGAAAATTATAATTTATTATTGAATATAAGCAATCCGATTAAATCATCTAGCATTTCTGGTGTTATAATTCAAAAATTAAATAATAAATTCATCATAAAAGGATATGATGCACTTAATCCTTATTTTAATATAGTCTCACCTATTAAATTAAATTCGTCAGGTGCATTAACAATAGGAGGAAAGTCTGAAAAGTTTACAGAATGGTCTGGTGCAATAACATCAACTGGACTAGGGGCAGTTGATATAACTGATCCAACAAATGTTACTTCACGTTATTATAAGCAAGGTCAGATTGTAAGATATAATAATAGATATTATCGTGTAAAAGTTGGACATGCCACACAATCTACATTTGATGTAACATTATTTTATCCGTTACCAGAGTTACCAATGGTAGGAGGAGCAACAGTACAACTATCATCAAAATTTAATAATACAGTCATACAAATTCCATATGGTTCGCAATATTCTACAGTACAAGAAATTTACGATATATTAATAGGCTATGGTGCATATCTTGAAAACCAGGGATTTATATTTGACGAATTTAATACTGAGCTTGATGAAGTAATGGATTGGAAATATACAGGCAAAGAATTTTTATACTGGACTACACAAAACTGGGCAGATGGTAACTTAATTACATTAAGTCCGTTTGCAGATTATTTAAAATATTCATATAAGGATTCTATTGTTGATAATGTTTCAACAGGTGAGTATGAATATAGTTTATTAAAAGCTGACGGACAATCATTTCCTATTAATAATTTTAGACTAAGTCGAGAAGATGGCTTTTGTATCATTAATACCATAGATACATCAGAAGGTATATTTTTTGCTACTTTAAATTCTGTGCAAAAAGAGCACGGTATGTTTATTGATAACACTACAATTTTTAATGATACAATCTATGACATTGAAACTGGATATAAGCAAAGAAGAATTAAAATAACAGGATTTAGAACAGCTGGATGGAATGGTGATTTATTAAGTCCTGGTTTTGTATATGATAATGTTAAAATAATTGATTGGGTAGAATATGGTTCATATTTGCCAGGCACCGTTGTAATATATAATGGTACATATTATCAATCAAATGTAAAAATTCTTAATGATAAAACTTTTGATTTTACCAAATGGAACAAATTAAATGGTAAACCTGAATCTAATTTATTACCTAACTTTGATTATAAAATAAATCAATTTGAAGATTTTTATAGTTTAGATATTGATAATTTTGATGTAGCTCAACAAAAATTAGCACAACATCTTACTGGATATACTCCACGGCAGTATCTTAATAGTATTATTACAGATCCAATTTCACAGTATAAATTTTATCAAGGATTTATTAGAGAAAAAGGTACTAAAAATGCTATAGATAAATTATCCAAAGTTGGTAAATTTACTCGTCAGGGTGATATATCATTTGAAGAAGAGTGGGCATTTAGAGTTGGTGAGTATGGCGGTTTTTCAACTTATAATGAAATTGAATTTACTTTACAGGAAGAATCAGAATTAGAAAATCCTTACCTTGTTAAATTTGTAAATAGTATTCCTTTGAATACAACTCCTTTAACAAATTATAAATTACCTTCTGATTTATTAATCACCCCTAACGACTACGTATCATCATTAACATTTAATACCTATCCAAGTACATTTTCAGACACTAATTTTGAATTAACAACTGCTGGATATGTACGAGCAGACGATGTTACTATTACTGCATACAATAAAAATAGTTTATTAGATATTGCTAATAATTCATTAATCCAAGAAGGCAACACTGTTTGGTTAGGATTTTTAGAAAATGGAAGTTGGGACGTTTATAGATATACCAACGTATCTTCTAAGATTGCAGGAGTATATGTAAGTTCTCCAGGAGTGGATATCACATTCACAACAGACATAAATCATAATTTATCAATAGGTGATATTGTATCTGTTGTAAGATTTAATGAGCAAGTAGACGGAATACATATTATTACAGACATTCCTAGATTAGATCAATTTACAGTTTCATCAATATTAACTACAATTTCTAATTCTGACTTATTAAGTAATGGAATGTTATTTAAATTTGAAAAAGCTAGGTACAATGATGTTCAAGATTTTATTAATAGCAATAATGCATCAAAGTTAAACTCTGGTGAAAAAATATGGATAGATAAAGGCACTAATGATAAATGGCAGGTATACGAAAAAATAGAAAATTATGATATTGGATATATCAATACTGCATCTATCACGACATTTGATCAACAATTTGGATATTCTATATATAGCCAAGAAAATAATAAAATATTGCTAATGGCTGCTATAGGGCAATATAGTTCTACCAGATATGGAAATGTATCAGTTTATTTTAAAATTAAAAATGCATTAAGTAAAAGATTTGAATTTACTCTAAATAGTAACAATCTCGGTTATTGTAATAATCAACTAAGCAATGAGTTTGGATATTCGTTATCGCATGACACTAATAAAGGATTATTTTTTGTCGGAGCACCCGCCGCATCAAATGTTAAACCACAATCTTTAACAAGTGGATCAGTTGTAATAGCAGATTCCAATTCTACTCCTAAAACATATATTAATGAAGGATTGGTAAAGATTAGTAGTTACGATAATGCAATTTCTGGAGAAAAAACTGAGAAAGTATTGGTAAATCCATATGGTACTGTTGGTAGTATTGCATCTCATGCAAGATTTGGTCATTCTATATATACAAATAATGTTGATGTTAATACTAATACTACACTATTAGTTGGTGCACCTGGGGATAGTGTTAATACCTATACTGGAAAAGTTTACGCTTATAGTGTATCTAGAACAAATTATTACAAGGCTACAAAAGCCCAAGTGATATATGCTTACGCAAGTAATACGTTGGCAGAATTGTATCCATCGGAAGATACTTTATTATATTGGATGGTTACTGGATTAGAAACATTTAACCAAAAAATAATTAGTGACAGAATTGCTAATCCTTCATTAGCAGAAACTATCGATATGGCAAGAGCAGCAGATGCAGTTGGTATTGCAGAAACTAGAGGTAATGTGGTTGCAGCATTCCAAAATCAAACCAATCCAGCTGCCCCATTATATCCTAGTGAATTGAAAATTAGATATTGGATGATTAACGGACTTGGACCAGATAATAGTACTTTTATTGCAGTAAATAATCAAGAGAGAAATTCAATAGCAGGATATGGCGGTGATATTGATGCAGAACGTAAATTGGCAACAACAACATCTACTGTATCAGTTATTATTCATTCGTCTGGTCTTAATTTATATTCACCTAATATTTTAAATACTGGTAGTCAGTTTGGAGATAAGATTGTAGGAAATATTACAGGTTCCTTAGTTGCAATTACTGCACCATATCATTATAGTACTATTACTAATACTACAGGTATGGTACAATTGTTTGATATGACAAAGAGAATACCATACATTGATAATAGTGTAATAGTATCACCATTTGGAACAAACGATGTATTCGGAGATGATATTGCAATGTCGTCCAACGGAACATATATGATTGTATCGTCAATTAATGCTAGTAATTCAAATAAATCTTTTGGTAAAGTTGCAGTATATAAATTTAAGGGTACTACTGCCACCGTACATCAAATTATAAATAACCCATTACCTCGTAGTGGAATGAAATTTGGTGTATCTATATCTATTAGTAATGATAATAATATATTAACAATAAGTGCATTAGGTACTAATAATACAGAAACGTTAACATTTGATAAAACTTCTAAAAACGGAGAAACTGTATTTGATGGAGGAGTAACTAACTTTATCTCAAATATATCTAATTCTGGAGTTGTATATGTATATAGTAATTTAAATGATTATTTTATTCTTGCAGAAAAACTTTCAGACCCAGCAGCAATAGCAGGAAACGGATTTGGATATTCTGTATTAGCCACAAATAATGATATATTTGTAGGTTCACCATCTATTACGACTATTTCAAGATTATTTGAATTTTATAAAACGGATGAATCTGTTAATGGATTAAAATTACTTAGAGAACAACAAGATCTTGTTGATGTTTCAGGTATCAATAGAATAGCATTAATAGATTCATTTAAAGAAGAATTAGTTGAATACTTAGATGTAGTAGATCCATTAAAGGGAAAAATTGCAGGAATTGCCGAGCAAGAATTAAAATATAAAGCAGCATTTGACCCAGCAATATATTCAATTGGTACAGATCTATCAACAGTTGATACTGAATTAAGTTGGATTGACGATCATATTGGAGAATTATGGTGGGATTTAAGTACCGTAAAATACCAATGGTATGAGCAAGGTGATGAGATATTTAGAAAAAATAACTGGGGCAAGTTATTTCCTGGATCGACTATTGACATTTATGAATGGGTAAAATCTGATCTACTACCGAGTGAGTGGGCTGCTCAAGCAGACACCAACGAAGGATTAACTAAAGGAATAAGTGGACAACCTAAATATCCTGATAATAGTGTTGTTTCTGTTAAACAGTTATTCAACAATGTAACAGGATCATTTGAGAATTTATATTTCTTTTGGGTAAAAAATAAAGTAACTGTTCCTAATGTTAAAAATAGAAGAATTAGTAGTTATCAAGTAGCTAGTATTATTTCTGATCCAGTTGCAAACGGTTTAAAATTTATTGAAATATTATCAGCAGATTCTTTAGCATTTGCTAATGTTCAGCCCATATTAGTTGGTAATAGAATAAATGCAAATATTGCTACTAATTTAAACAAAAATGAAATTCCTAAACATACCGAATGGATGCTAATAGCAGAAGGCAATAATAATCAAATGCCAGCACCGTTATTAGAGAAAAAATTAATTGACAGTTTATTAGGACACGATGCATTTGGTAGTGTTGTTCCTAGTAATTTGCTAACTTATAGAAATAGATACGGAATAGGAATACGTCCTCAACAAACTTTATTTAAAGATAGAATAGAAGCATTAAGAAATCAAATTACATTTGTTAATTCTATTTTAATCAACGAAAGAATAACAGGAAATTATAATTTTAATAATCTAAATAGTTATGATCCCCAACCAGACGAATTATCTAGAGAATACGATATAGTAGTTGGTGATTTTAATGAAATTAATAATATTATTACCTTACAGTTTGAACAAGCTTCAGTAACGTGTACTATTAATAATGGTAAAATAATATCAGTTGAAGTATCGGCATCAGGATACGGTTATAAATTTCCACCGTTGGTAACTATTATTTCAGACTCTGGTAAAGATGCTATTGTGTTAACCGAGATTGATAATAAAGGACAAGTTATAAATGCAACAATATCAAATGCTGGAACTGGATATGTTGATGTTCCGTCATTAATAGTACGGCCACATACTGTTCTTGTTACTCATGATTCAAGATATAATAATCGATGGACATCTCATCAATATAATTATAACTCTCGCAATACTACTCGTGATCCATGGATAATGTTTAAAAATCAGAAATACGATACTCGTTCATATTGGAATAAAGTTGATTGGGTAGGTAAAAATTATAATTCTTTTAAAGATTACAAATACGTTATTGAAGGAACATATGGACTTTCTACATTAGAAAACATTAAGGTTGGAGATTATGTAAAAGTTAATAACGTCGGTGATGGTAGATATATTATACTTGAAAAATTAGACGACTCTGTTATTGGAAATTTTTCTCCACAATATAATGTTGTTTATAGCCAAAACGGAACAATTCAAATATCTGAATCTTTATGGAAATTTTCTAATAAACATGTTGCCTATGATGACGCTACATTAGAAGAAACTTTATATGATCAAATACCTGATATAGAATTATATCGTATATTATTAGCATTAAAAGATGATATATTTGTTGGTAATCTTAAAGTTTATTGGAATAAATTCTTTTTTGCCGCAGTAAAATATGCATTAACTGAACAAAAATTATTAGACTGGGCATTTAAAACATCATTTATTAGTGTTAAAAATACAATTGGTGAATTAGATCAAAGACCAGTATATAAATTAGATAATGAAAAATATTTTGAAGAATATGTTAAAGAGGTCAAACCATATCATACAAATATTAGAAATTATATATCAAAATATACATCATTTGAAGAAAATTCTACTTTATCATTTAGTGATTTTGATTCACCTTCTTATTATAATACTGTTACTGATAAATTTGAAGTTGTTACGCTTGCAAATACTACCTTAACAAATCAGCAACCATGGAAATCATGGGCAGACAATTATACATATTGTGTAGGTTTAATTTTTATAGCTAATAATGGAGTTGGTTATACTCAAATACCAACAGTTACTATATCAGGTGGAGGTACAACTGTTACTTCAATTGCAACTGCCCAAGCCTATTTAAGAAATGGAAAAATTTATCAGATATTGGTAACTAATCCCGGTGCTGGATACACAAAAAATCCTGTAATTAACATATCCGGTGGAGGCCCAAATGTAACAGTAAACGCAACGGCCTCTGCATCATTATTAAATTTGACCACTAGAAAAAATATCATAGGTTTAAGATTTGATAGAGTTTCTGCATATCCTGAAATTGGTAATATCAATGTCAATGACACTTTTATATGTTCAGGCAAACAGGATAAGTTTACATTATCCATATTGGCAGATAGAAGCAAATTAGATATTTTTCCTACTCTTGATGGAAAATTAATATTATCAAATGATTACACAATTCAATATTATCGTGATGAAAACAAAGAATTATATTCTAGATTTGTATTTTTAAATTATATACCTATTAAAGATCAAATATTTAAAATCTCTTATAAGAAAAGTATTGATTTATATACCGCGGCTGATAGAATAACAAAATTTAATACTTCTACTGATGCTATGTCATCATTTATGTCAGGAGTAGAATATCCTAATAATATTATACAAGGCTTGCCATTTGAATACTCTGCATCTTGGGATAATGTTCAAAATAATGCAAAATATGATGTATCAGCATGGAGCGATATTGTAGGTTATTATGCTTCTGCAAAATTAATAAGAAACGTTCAAATAGGAACATCAACCTTATATCTTAGTACTACCACTGATATATATCTAGGGCAAGTAATTAATATTTTAAATTCTACAACTAACCGTATACGACCAGATACCGTAGTTGTTGATATTAATACTACAGCAAGTACAATTACAATTAGTCAACCATATTACATAATTAAAACAGTTAAATCAACTGCTACTAGTATAGGGTCAAATATTGTCATGACAACATCTAAACCATTTAATGGTGATATTGTTTTAGGAGACACGGTAACTATAGCTGGAATAGATTATAGTCAATTTAATGGCCAGTACACTATTTCTTCTATATTAGATAATGATAAGTTTATTGTAAATGCTAAAGCTGTATTACCTACAACTGCTACAATACGTACATTTGATAATGCTAATGTTACCGTATCAACAATACCAGTAGCTATTAACACAGCATCTGTATTACTAAGTTATAGTAAAGATACATATTCAAAATCATTGGAAAACACCATAGTGGTCAATTTAATGATACCAGTTAACGAAATTGCAAGAATTAAAATATTTAAAGATAATGAAGCAGTAGAAATGCCTACAGGTATTCCTATCACAGGTCCTTATCCTAATAGCGAATATTATTACTTAACAGTAGATCCTATAACAAAGAATCAGATAGCAAATTTCTATCAAATGGGACATACAACGTATAAGTTGGAATTTTATGTTTACGGAAATACTAAAATTGAATTTTGGAAAACTGATATAAATCAAGGCAATTTAGATTCAACTTTATCAGGAGGATCATGGGCATGGAATAATTCTATCGGAGGGCAAGGTGTTACCTTTACTTCAACTTCTGTTATTTCTGGTAATACACCTATTATTATTGATGGAGATCAATTTGTAAATGAAAGATCTAGTTATTCACCAGAAGAATGTGTGAATGGACATGTATTAGATAGTTTAGGTGTTAATGTATATACCAAAGCAGAGACTTCATATCCAACAGTACTATCAGGCTCGTTTCCAGTGACCGCAGGAGTTTATACTTCTGCAACCTTAAGTGTTCCGGCAACACAATATGCAGGTATGATAGTTCATTTTAACGGAAAAATGTTTGATAGGGTAGATATTGTTGATTATGTATCTAGTTCTACACAATATTACATGATTGGAAATACAATTTATATTAGACCACAAACGGTATCTGGTCGTATTGGCTATACAATGATAACCATAGGTGGTGATTATTCAGTACTTGATAGTAATTTAATTACAGTAAAAAATGTTAATAGTGCTACAGTCATAAGTTTATTATCAAACATAATTGATGTTCATGGAGCATATGTTTTAGTCAATGGAATACCAGTAGAAGAAATAACTCAGGAAGAAGCTGATGCAAATACTTATGGATATGTAATAGGTCCTTATAGTGATGTTAATAACAGGGCAAGCGTAACAGTTTATAATTTACCTGGATCAGCAACATATACTGTTCAAGCATGGTTCTTACAATCAAAGTATACAAACTTCAATAGAGTAAATGAAGAGATAATTACTGCAGGAACTAATCAAACAATTTTTGAACTTGCATATATTCCAGGCAATATTGAGCCAGTAAGTGCAGAAGTAATTGTTGAGATAGTTAGTAGTACAACTGGAAGAAAAAGATTGTTACCACCTTGGGTAAGTTATTATCAAGTTATCAATGGTCAATTAACATTTGCTGTGGATAATAAACATAACAGATCTCCAAGCACATATTCACCTAATACAGTATCAGTCTATGCAAATGGTGTTAAATTACGTCCCGGTTTTGATTATACATTAGATGTGATAAACAATACCGTTACCATTGTTCAAGGACTATTAAACAACGGAGATGCTGTCGCGGTTGTTGGACTTATAGATTATGAGTATAATATAGATGGAAATCTATTAACATTAACAACTCCTGTATCTGATGTTGATATAAAAATTACATCTTTCACAGATCACGATAATATGTTAATTAAAACTGAAAGATTTGACGGTTCATTAACTCGTCGTTTTACATTATCTTTCCCTCCATTATCAGATGATTACGTTTGGGTTTATGTTAACGGGGTTGCATTAACCGCTAGAAATGAATTTAATATATTAGATGATTCACGTACTATCGAAGTAAGTGATTTAATATCAGTTACTACAGCATCATCAATCACTATTACTACTATTAATCCTCCAGCTTTTGGTAATTATATACTCGGTTATAGAGTATTCAATGATATGTTTAATAGAAGTCATTTTAAACGATTGTCAGCATTTCATAGTACAACATTATTAAAACCGTTAAAACACACAGATAGTGAAATTTATTTAACAGACGGCAATGGAATAATTCCTCCTAATCCATTAATTAATAAACCGGGTATTGTTATAATCGATGGTGAACGTATTGAATTCAGTGATAAAGACGGCAATGTATTAAGACAATTACGAAGAAGTACACTAGGAACAGGCCCTGCAACTTTTTCAAATATTGGAACCCAAGTTTTTGATCAAAGTGCTCAGCAAACAATACCTTATACTGAAACAACATTAATACAAACAACATCTACTACTGCTACTATATATATTATTAATACTTTAACTACAACTGCAACAGGTGCTGGAATTGTGTTAAATCCATACATAGATGCAGTTAATCAAGTTACTGTATATTATGGTGGCCGTCAATTACGTAAAACATCTTTATCAGTTGCTCTTAATAAATTCTCTAATCCAACAATTAAAATATTTGATCCAGAATTTACTATAAACACAGCTACCAACACATTAAGGTTAAATATTTCTGACTCTAATGGAATAGACACAGATATTACTATTGTACAAAGAAAAGGATATGTATGGACTGGAACTGAATCATTATTGACCAGCAGTGTTATACAAGCACAATTCTTACGCAAGAGAAAATCAATATTACCTGATACATATTATTATGGTGAGGATCCAGTACTCATAGATAATAATAATGAAATTATTACTGATAACAATAACACCCCTTTAGAAGGATATTAAAATGACAAAAATTACACAAGCCCCCTTTATTACAGCAGGACCTGGTACTGGGTTTGTTGTAACGGATTCTTTAGCAGTATCAAGAGTACGTTATACAGATTTATTAACAGCATTATCAACTGATCTTCAAGGAGTACAAGGTGTACAGGGCAGTAATACAGGTGTTCAAGGGGTAATTGGTGTACAAGGAATACAGGGATTTAGAGGAACACAAGGAACAACTGGTCGAGCAATTCAAGGCAGTCAGGGAATATCTGGAAGTGCTGTTGCACAAGGTGCTCAAGGTCGTCAAGGTACACAGGCAAGTCAAGGTGCTCAGGGACAAGCTATTCAAGGTGCTCAAGGCCTTGCTATTCAGGGTAGAGATGGATCCGCCGTTGCACAAGGTACTAATGGTGCTCAAGGAGTAACAGGCCCTGCAACTATATCTGAAGATACGCAAATTATATATAACGACGGTGGTACAGTTAGAGGTGATGCGGCATTTACCTGGAATAAAATTTCTAAAACCATAACTGTAGGACAAAGTAGTACCGCCGGCACCACGTTAATTAAAGGATATTATAGTAATGGTACATTAACTGTATTTGGTACTGAATATTCAAGTGGAGGTCCTATGTTAGGATATGCAGTAACTCCAAGTACCGGTGCAACCGATGCTTTTTTAAGTGCAACTAACAGTGGCCCTTTATCACGTGGTGCATATATAATTGCTGGGATGACACATAAATGGTATAGCACATCCAGTCAAACCGTTGTGTCTGGAAATGCAGTTATCTTAAAAAACATGATGTCTCTTGATAACACCGGGTTAACCATTAATGGAAATTTAACTCTTAATGGTGGTACATTTGCAAATGCAATACCTAGTGGTGGCATTATTATGTGGTCAGGCGGTGCTGTTCCAAGTGGGTGGTATCTGTGTAATGGTTCAAATGGAACTCCTGATTTACGCGATCGATTTATTATTGGAGCAGGGACGACCTATACAGGCGGAGATACAGGTGGCACTAAAGATGCTATAGTTGTTAGTCACACACACGGTACTACTGAATCTACACACAGACATTTAACCGGCGTCGGCGGCGAAGGTGGATTGAACAATGCATATGGAGACAATGGTAGTCAGGCAACCGGGTGGCGAATCGATAACACAGGCGGGACTGGTCTGGATTCTTATACAAACGCAGTTACAACAGGAGTTACCATTAACTCGGCAGGCGAATCGGGCACCAACAAGAATTTGCCACCATATTATGCCCTAGCATTTATTATGAAAACATAATATTTAAATAAGAAATACAACGAGAATATGGATATAAATACACTATCAACTTATATAAATTATGACAATTCCAACAAATAATCAACCCACTGCTCCACAGTCAAAACCCAACGAATCGGGTGCTGTAAGCATTCAAGGTCATATTAAAATCTTTGATCCTGTTACCAAAGAAGTACTTATTGATAAAAGAAATGCTATTCATTATGAGAATTTCTCTATTGCATTAGCACAAAGTTTATCAAATAATGAAGGACCAATTGGAGAAATGGTGTTTGGCAATGGCGGATCTCGAGTAGACCCAACCGGAATTATTACCTATTTAACACCAAACAATGTAGGCGGTAATGCTGCATTATATAATCAAACATATTATAAAACTGTTGATGCAAAACGTCCTTATTCGTTGGATCCTGCAAGAAACTTCATGGAAACCAGACATATTATAGGAACAGCATATTCAGATGTTCTTGTAAGTTGTTTATTAGACTTTGGTGAACCAAATGATCAATCTGCATTTGATACAGGTACATCTAGCACCACTGATTATATATTTGATGAATTAGGTTTAAAATCTTATGCTGTTGCAGGACCCAACGAAGGCATGTTGTTAACTCATGTAATATTCCACCCTGTACAAAAATCTTTAAACAGGATGATTCAGGTTGACTATACTATAAGAATTCAAAGTATAAGTAGTGGAATTTAATCATGGCATATACATTATCTTTTTCAGATCCAAACACCACAACAACAATTACGGTGCTTTCAAAAACTGAAGGTACAGGTATTAATATTGATTCCACAAGTTTAACACTAGTAGGTTCTGGATATCAAAACTATGGTCTCCCTGTAGCACAAAACTTTTTAAAATTATTAGAAAATTTTGCCAGCCCTTCAGAACCTATACATGCAATCAAGGGACAACTTTGGTATGACACAAGTAATGTATCAAAACCAATATTAAGAATTAACAACGGTACAGGTACATCTGGAAGATGGCCATCTGCGAATGGTATATATCAACAAATAGTTGATCCTACCATTCGTTATACTAGTATAGCCGATGGTGATATTTGGGTAGACACAGCAAATAATCAATTAAAAATTAGATATAGCAATCAATGGACAATAGTAGGACCAAATGTACTAAATGGAGAAAATAAAACTGGAAACGAAACAATACTTATTCAGGCCACAGATGGAAATAGCTATCCAATTGTAAAAAATTGGGTAAACGGTTATGTGGTTGAAATTGTTTCTTATAATGCATTTACTCCAAGAACAGTTATAGATGGATTTTCTACAATAAAAATTGGTACTAATATTACAACTAAAGTTTTAGCAAAATATAATGGATTGGCAGAAAAAGCATCGGCACTTGAATCAGAGTATGGTGCTGTGGTTACTTCTTCTGATTTATTAAAAAATAGAGCAACATCACAAATACATACTGGAACTTTTTATATAGAATCTTCTAATGGATTATATATACGCCCAACTTCAAACGGCAATTTGCTTAGATTATATAGCGATACGACAAATAATGGTGTTGTTAATTATGAAGGTTCAATATTAAAAGTAGGAACTCAAAATTCTTATTTAAAATTTAATTCTATATATGCCAACATTGGTATAAACACTAGTACTTCGTCTACAAGTCCTACATTGGATGTTGCAGGCGGAGCAAGATTAACTGGTGCTGTAAGTATTACATCAGCAGCTTCGGCTGCATTATCAGTAACAGGCGGCGGAACATTTAATGGGTCGTTGTCATCAAAAGGATTAACTGTTACAGGAAATACAACATCAACAGGTAAAATAATTGTATCACCTACTATAGATGCAATTGCAATCCAACCAGGAACACACGATTCGTTTGATATTGGATCTACTCTGAAAAAATTTAGATCAATTTACGTTAGTAATATATATGGAGTAGATTTGTTTGCCGGTAGTATAACTGGTTCAGCATCGTCCTTGACAAATTCTAAAAAGTTTATTATACAAGGCCCTATCACTGCCACATCTTCAGTATCATTTAATGGAACAGCAGATGTAACATTAGTAACAACTGTTACACGATCATTAATAAATGATCAAACTACATCAAATACAACAACTGCTACTCAAACATTATTAATTTTAAATACGTCTACAACAACATCTAATTTAGAAAAAATATCTAAATCATCTTTTCTATCTGATGTTTATCCTGTATTGATTCAACCAGGAATGATTATTCCATTTAGCACATCTACTAGTATACCATCTGGATTCTTAGTGTGTAATGGTCAGTCAACAAGCACATCTCTATATCCTTTGTTGTATGCTGTTATTGGGACATCATACGGTACTGCTGGTGCTGGAACGTTTAGAGTTCCGAATATGTCAACTACTACTTTAATTTCAGGTAGTACCTATTTAACATATCTTATAAAAACATAATTATGGCCTACATTATATATAACAACGACGGTTCTGTTCTAGCAAGTATTGCCACTGGAGTAGTTGATAGTGTATCTACCAGCTTAGATCTTGTTGGTAAAAATGTTGACAACTATGGACAATATATTAATAACAATTTAGCCAAGTTACTAACAAGTTTTTCCAATCAAAATGCACCTCCAAATCCACAACCTGGACAACTATGGTTTAATACTTATACAAAAAAATTAAATGTTTTTGATGGAACTTCTTTTAAACCCACATATGGTGCAACAGTAAACGGCACCCCTGCTAGTACAACTAGTACAGGAGATTTATGGTATGATAGTGCTAATAGTCAATTAAAAATATGGAATGGATATAATTATAAATTAGTCGGCCCAGCTGTATCTGGAATATTAGGAAAATTTGGAATTGAACCTCCTCCAACCACTATAAGAGAAGATGATACCAATGTACCTCAAAAAGTTGGTTTAATATATTCTTACGGTACTACTATTGGATTAATTACTACAAGTTCATTTAGTATGAAAGGTACAGATTCGGCTACATACCTTGGTGTAGGGTCTGTTACATCTATAGTAAATGGTACAACTTTTCTTCGTGATGTAGATGTAAAAGGTGATTTATATATTACGGGTAATTATTATATAGATAACGTTAAACAATTTCCAAACGGTCAAACACTAACTGCTACATTTGACATTACACCCTACGGTGATCCTAATCCAGCAATATCAGGTGTTGCTACTGCAAAAACAAATATAGAGACAGGAAATATTGCTATAAAGAATTTCTTACCTTTACTATTTTCTACAGCCACTAACGTAACAAATGATGAGCTTGGTTATCCAATAAATTCAAATGCCAAAGTAATTTGTTCGTTTAATAACGGAGTATCAATTGATGTATCTGTTAGAAGATTTAAACTAATTGATGACCCATTACATCCAGGAATTAATATATGGAAATGGTATGATATATATGATACTCCATCTCTTAGTACAGTGACTAACATTGTAAAAATTTAAAGGTTTAATTCAATGTCATATATTTTAAATAAAACTAACGGTTCGATTATTGCAACAGTACAAGATGCAACAACAGACATCACAAGTGACTTAACTTTTGTAGGTAGAAACTATGCAGGTTATGGAGAAATTCAAAATGAAAATTTTCTAAAGTTATTAGAAAATTTTTCTAATTCGTCTGCACCATTAAAACCTATTGAAGGACAACTTTGGTATGATTCAAATAGTAAACATATTAATGTTTATGATTCTACCAATTGGAAAAGTATTGCCACACTTGAAATAAATTCTACCAATCCTATTAATATAGTAGTTCCTACTACCGGTGACTTATGGTATAATGTTTCAGAACAACAATTACATGTTTTTAATGGAACTTCGTATACATTAGTTGGTCCACCAATTGGTGCAGATTCAAATGCAGGGTGGAGAGGAGATTTTGAATCCACTGACGGTCAAAATAAAATTTATAATACCAAAGCAGTTATCAGTGGCGATGTTGTTGCAACTATATCAAATCAAGATTATACATTAAATGGTGGATTATCTGGACAGTACACAATTAATCGTTCAGCCGGTGCCAGGTTACATAAAGGAATAAATTTAAATGGAGCAAATCCTTCTACAGGAAATTCTGAAGAGTCTGGCAATTATTTTTGGGGAACTGCTGCACATGCATTGAATGCAAACACTGCTACATATGCTTCGGGATTTTCAACCACAATTGATGCTACCAACAAATATAATCCTGTAGCCTTTATCAATACAGGTTCTTCTTTTACAAACGGAAGTGTTTCTATAGATTATTCATTCACGTATAATCCGTCAACTCATTTTGTTAAAGCAACAAGATTTGAAGGTGTTGCTACAAGTGCTTTTTATGCCGATCTAGCAGAAAGATATGAAGCAGATGCAATTTACGAACCTGGAACTGTTTTAGTTTTAGGTGGTGAAAAAGAAGTCACTATTTCAACATCTTATGGTGATACAAGGGTAGCGGGCATAGTAAGTACAAACCCGGCATATATGATGAATTCCGAGGCAGGATCTGACGAAACTCACCCTTATATTGCCTTAAAAGGCCGGGTTCCATGCCGAGTTGAAGGCGTTATTAACAGGGGAGACTTACTAGTAACAAGTACACACCCTGGATATGCTTCTGCGTGGTTAGGAGGTTCAGCCCCAGATGGAACAGTAATAGCAAAAGCCCTAGGAACTCAATCCGAGGGCTTTGGAATTATGGAAGTATTAGTAATTTAAACTGCCATTGGTGCTTTAATGGTAGCATAACAAGTATAATCAACTAATTTAATATCTTGCATAGTAAATTTAGTTATATCGTTAATATCTTTATTAATTTCCAATGTAGGCAATGTTAACGGTACTCTACTTAATTGTTCTCTTACTTGCTCTAAGTGATTGTCATAGATATGTGCATCACCGAATGAAATAATTAATTCTCCTACTGATAGTTCACATACCTGTGCAATCATATGAGTGAATAATGCGTAACTTGCTATGTTAAACGGCACTCCAAGAAACATATCTGCACTACGCTGATACATATGGCAACTTAATTTATCGCTGCTACTTACATAAAATTGTGCCATCATGTGGCAAGGAGGTAATGCCATTAGATCAAGTTCACCAGGATTCCAAGCACTAATAATATGTCTACGTCCATATGGATCTTTCTTAATACCATTAATTAATAGTTGAAGTTGATCAATATGTTTAACTGCCATACGGTTAGCACCAAACACTGGAGCACGCCATGTACGCCATTGTACTCCATACACTCTACCAAGATCACCTTTGAATCTAGCTTTTGGCCGCCAGTATGATGCATTGGCATTTTCAGACCAAATAGTATTTTCTGTACTGTTACGACTACCGTGAAGTATTTCTTTTAAACGATTTTCATCACCACTACCTTCAATAAACCATAGTAGTTCGCTAACAACAGATTTCCAAGCTAAACGTTTTGTGGTAATAGCTGGAAATCCTTCTTGCAGATCAAACTTTAACTGTAGTCCAAACTTACTGATAGTACCTACGCCTGTTCTATCGGGTCGATGCTCTCCAGTATTTAAAATATCTGAAAGAGCATCGCGATAGGTGTGTTCAGAATCTGACATTAAGCCGCGACAGTTTTCTTGGCTTTAGACTCTTTAGCCTTTGGTGGATCAATAGCGTCTGCCATTCTACGGAAATTAGCAGCATCCTTGGCTAACTTATCAGCCTTAGAACGATATTGTTTTGCAATTAGTACTGGATCAGAAATTTCTTCAGTGGATTCAACCACTACAGATTTTTTAGTCTCCGGCACCACAACGTCCGAAATAACAATTTCTTCTTTAACAGAAGTTTTAATTTCTTCTTTAGGAGTACCATCTGTTACTGCTAGTTCTTCTAATGTAACTCCCTTTTGTTCTGCAATTATTCTATTAAGTTCATCCAATGGTGTAGTTGATTGACTATTTGCAGTCATTAATACAAGATTGGTAGGAACTTTTTTAAGGTGTCCATTGGCATGCAAATATTGTAGCATGACAGTACCATCAGGGAATCGACGTACAGCAAGAACATCTGCAAGTTCGTTAGCTTGCTGTCCGGCATCACTGTCAATTAGACTCATTAATGAGTCATGATAGGCGTCGGTGAGACCATTGGTTCCTACGACTAATGCACTATTAGCATCACCAGGAATTGTTCTATAGACCACTGCTATACGAGCAGAATTATTTTTCATCTTACCTACATGTTTGGTAAATTTAGCCATGCTACTCTCCTTGTATTATTCTGCGGCTGCAGGCTTTTCTTCAGTTTGTGGTGGTGCTACTGCATTTAAAAATGCATTTAGCTTGTCATAAGTTGAACCGACTGCAGAAATTTCATTAGCAGCAAATACTCCACGGCGTACGGCAACATCTACAATTGACCGTAGATTTGTTAGGTCTGTAATTGTAAGCTCGGGTGTTTGTGGTGCTGCTGCCTCAGCTCCTTGTGTTTGATTTTCTTCCATTTTAAATATCCTTATTTTTTATGTAAATGTTGGCATCCTATTGCCAGCATGGTTAGCTCTTTTGGATCTTCCATTCCTATTTCTGTAAAAGCAACGATTTTCCTATCATGATCTAAACCATATCCGTCTTTGATAGCATATCTGCCATCTAAGTTATATTCAATCCAATGCTCGATGTCCTTAACACTGAATCGATGCTCTATCGAAAGTTTAGTAAAATGCTCTGGAATAAAGGATAGTTTCCTTAGTCCTAATACTGACAAAGCATTTACGTTTCCTCTATTTAGAGACATTATATACCTACTTTATTTATAATAAGCAGTCTGGCCGAAGGGTGCAATTATGGTATCGTTGCCGTGAATAACAAACAAACTTTCGCAATAATCCTCATCTCCCCAGCTACCGCACGGATATCCATCTGTAAACATAATAAAACGTTTTGGATTAATATCTTCACGTTTCATAAATTCATAGTTTGCATCAAAGTCTGTACCACCACCACCTTTAACCTCGTAACTCATAATATCATCTGCATTGTCTCCAGAAAAACGAGCATAGTTATATACCTCGGTGTCAAAGCACCACAGATCCAATTTAAAGTCTCTGTACTCATCCATGATACCTTTAACTTCACTAATGAAGTCTTTGGCCATTACATCAGAAATACTTCCGCTCATATCAATTGCTACAGATACATCAATAGTTTCTTCATTCATCATTCCGGGCAGGATAGCACCGCAATGTTGGCTCTTACGATTTGGTCGAGCAAAGCTAAAATTGCTTTTGAAGATACTTTGGATATTCATACGCAGGAGTTGACGCCAATCCATTTTAGGCTCAGTAAAGTCACTGATCATACGACGTATACCTGCAGGTACTCGTCCAGCACCTGCAGATTGAGCAGCAGCCATTACAGCTTCTTTGATCTCGTCACGGATCTGTTTCTTTTCTTCAGCGGTTAATTTTGGACGACCTTTACCTTTGCCTTTGTTATCACCCTCTTCGCCTTCTCCGTCCTCACCATCTAAATGGTCGTCAAGCAATTCGCCAAGTGAACTGACATCAATTTTTTCTGCTTTCTCGTAGAGTTCGGAATAGATTTCTTCATAGCTCTTACCACGATATTTGTCGTCTTGGAAGATTTTAATGAAGCTTGGCACTACACCGATACGTTCATCTTTTAGAATTTGATTAGCGGCATAGTCTGCGGCAATATTTGATAGTGTAGGATCTCGTCCGTCACGACGTCCCATGTGATCAAACACATTATGTAGAACTTCGTGTGCAAAGCCAAACTCTGCTTCTTTAGGATTTAGTTTATGAACAAAGCCATTATTGTAATAGAAGGTGCGTCCGTCTGTAGCCAATGTATTACACCACTCGCTAGCATCAACCATTTTCATACGTGTAGCAAGATTGCCAAAGAACGGATGCTTCAATAGCAAGCCAACACGGGCTGTAATAAGTTTCTCAAGAATTTTATTTTTTTCAGACGGAGTAAACTCTTTATCTGCCCAGTCTTGCTTTTTAGTTTTTTCGGCCTTCATTACTTTAGACATAGCGTATCCTTTTAGTGTTTAAGCATATATTATACATTAAATTTATCAAAAGAGCAAGTAAAAAAAGCCCTTGCGGGCTTTTTTAGCTCTCCATTGCAACCAAAATGTACTTACCGTACTTGTCATGGAAGCGATCAAAGTTCTTCAACTTACTAGCATCAAACGGAAGATTGTAGCTAGTCAACGCAACCTTAGCAGCCATAACAGTTAGCTCAGTTGGAAAGTTATCCATAATAAACAAGAAGAAACGATCTGCCTGTGCATCCCAATCTTTAGCCTTCTTATTAAAAGAATCTTGTAGTTCATAGCAAAGGCTAATGCTCAAAGAGTACATTGCTGAGATTTCTTTGATATTGCACTTCTCTACTTTACCAGACAGGATGTCAGTTGGGTTAGGCATCTGTTTAGCAACACGACGGTGTGCCATAAACTTAACAGCAAGTCCTTCACCAATTGCACCAGCAACCAAATCGGTTAATGTACGCTCGTCCAAATCGTCATCTTTAAGCAAATCGCTAACAAAGGACCAAGAACGTGGAGTTGCAAAGGCACGGCTTGAAGATTTTGGATCAAAATCGTACAAATCTTGTTTGGCAAAACCAATGTAACCAACAACTTGCTCATGCACCTTGTTGTTAACAGCCCACTCTTGCCAGTCTTCAAAGTCAGATTTCAATTCAATGTGAACAAAACGGTTAGCTAACGGAGCAGGCATACGATAAGTAACACCTTTGTCAGTTTCACGGTTACCTGCGGCAACAATGCTAACACCTTTTGGCAGTTGATAAGTACCAACACGACGGTTAAGTACTAATTGGAAAGCCGCTGCCTGTGTAGCAGGAGCCGCAGAGTTTAACTCATCCAAGAATAGGATAGCAGTCGATTCTGGATCAGTGGGTAATTCCGAAGGAGGAGCCCATGTCATAGTGTTTTCGTTACTATTGTAATATGGAATACCTTTAATATCAGTAGGTTCCCAGAGGCTTAAACGGACATCGATAACTTCACGTCCTTGTTCGTCGCCAATTTGTTTAACGATATCGGATTTGCCAATACCCGGAGGGCCCCACATGAACACAGGACGCTGGATCTTCACACATTTACGGATACTACGCTTTGCCTCGTTAGGAGTAACGGTGCGATTTGCGCTCATTGCTTCTGCCATAGTGTTATCTTTCTAAAAAAGTTAAATTAGTATTGCGGCGATTATTTGCTGCAATACGTTAATTATACATACATTTACTCACTTTGTCAAGTGATTTCTGCATATCGTTTCTGTGCTCTTTGTAGTTTTTGGATATTTCCAGAAAATAAAATAAGCTGAATTGCCATTTTTTCTCCAAAAAGATAAATTTCTTTATGGGTTAAGTAAAACGGACAGTCAACATTGTTGTCAATCCACAATAATAACGAATTAGTTAAGAACATCGGCTCTTCAAATGCTACCCTGTGATGTTTGATTTCGGCATTACAGAAACTTTCAAATCCTTTTTCAGTTAATCCAAGTCCACCTTTTTTCTTAAGTCTTGGATTACTCCACAATACCTGACGTAGTGTATCAATAGATTTATCGTCGGTGGCTAGCCCTAATTGTTCGGCCACCAGTTTAGTGATTTTAAGTTTTTGGTTCATCGGTGATTTTCTCACCAGAAGTTAGTTTATAAACGGAAAACTCTGTTGTGTTAAACATTTTGTTTAATTTTTCCGCTAAATTAAAAGCATGACCACTATTTGCAAAAGATACTTTCTTATATTTTGGTCCTACTTCTTGTGCAACCACACTACTGGTCTTTAAATTAATAGGTTTATCTTGATAAAATACAGACCAAACAGCGTCAGACTCTAAAACTTGATCTGTTTTATACGATTTTTTATTTGTTATCTCTAATAAGACTTTCGGTTTAGGTCTACTCATTACATACGCTCCAAATGTGCGTATATATTTACCTGTTTTTCTAAAATCTACCGCCGTCCATTTTAACTTGTATTGTAGGAATATCCGGTGAAGACTGTCCTGCTAATCGTGTCATTACTGCTGCTAGACTATTTTGCAAGTCTGTAGCTTCTTTTATACTTAACGTTACCACTTTTTGATTAGTTTTTATGGCAATTTTAGTCTTATCTAAGAAGTCTTCAATAGGTAATGTGTTTAATTGCTTCATATCTTATTTAAACTATTTAATACAACCTTCATTTCTTGTGAAGTTTTAAACGGTCCATGATATGGATTCCGTTCAAGTGTAATTAATTTTGGACAATAGCTTCGTAGCCAACCTTTCTGAAATTGTATGACATAGTAGCCAGCACAATATCTACTCTTACTTTTTAAGTTTTTTGTATATAGAGGTAATTTAGATTGTACATTATATACAGGATTATATGGTTTGGTTCGACAAGGATAGTTATAAATTGTATGGGTAAGTGGTTCTATTTCAAACTTGTTAGTTTTTTTATCAACAGTTGCTAGTTGATCAACAATTTCTTTGAAACTTTTAATTTCTACCATTTTACCTTTACGTAAGAATATGTATCCTTTTTTATTTTTAGCAATAGATCCAATCTTCTTACCATTGCCTTCGATAATCCATTCTTTATTTGGGATCAATACTTTTGAAATTACTGCATTCATGCTATATACCTCGCATTTAGTGGTTCTGCATAACTTTGCACCTGTTCGCTGATCTTGTTTAGATCATATTCAGAGCATAGTTTGAGCAATCTTACTCCAACTTGTGGAATATTTTTTTCTGCTTGTGTAGCAGTATCTATTGTTTCTTTAATTAACTCTTTAATGTTATCTGGTTGTGCTGTTAAATCGCACAGTTGTACATTACGAGTGTAATCATCTAACACACGATGTTCAATACCTTCGTGGTCAGACCAACGTTGCAACATGAGATTGTTCCAAGAATATCCTTTGCTTACTCTGTCAGCAAAGGCCTCACGGAGACCAACTTTATTCTTTGTTCCTTTCTCACGTACTCCCGGATAAGCAGAGAAGATGTTGTCAGAGGTGTCTCCACGCATACACTTCTCAAAGAGTAACCATGCTGGGTCCGGTGCGCCTTTTGGCAAATTAGTTTTTTTATCTTTAACAGGCTTACCTTTTTCATCAAAGTATCCCTCGTGTGTAGTTGTAATCTGCATTACACCATTATATTGGCGAACATTGGGTGCAATAAGTTGTGCAAAATCCCCATCGGTTGAAACTACAATATGATTATCAGAAGGATGACTTTGTATCCAACCTGCAATTAAATCATCTGCTTCAAGTTGTGGATGTTGCAATACGGTACAATTAGTTTTATTTGTAATATAATCTTTAAACTGATCAAACGTTTCCCAAAACACACGATCTTCTTCTGCTTCTCTTGGACTCTGAGCAGCACGGGCTTCTGTACGTTGCCGTTTGTAAGGAGCATATACATCTTTACGCCAGCTTCTACCTTCCAAAAAGAAGATAACATGATCGCCTTTAAAGTCACGCCATGCTTTGCGAACACTGCCTAATACAGTAGCAAGACTCATTCCAATCTTATCATTTAGATCACCACGAGTGGCGTGTCTTGCACGGAAGAATGTGTTTGCTGTATCTACAAGAATGTATGTTTTGTTCATTAAGAAATTTCCGATCTACCGTCACCTAAATTATTAACATTAATATAACCGCTGCCTCGACGATCCATATTTACACCTGACTCACTTCCAATATTTCGGCACAAGTCTTGAAACCAAAGATCAACTACTGATTCGTCTGTCTCGCCCTGATATCCTTCAGTTCTTAATTTTAACACAAAATATTCATTCCAGTCAAGTTCAAAGAAGCCATTGCGAATATTATCCTTATTAACATGAGTATCCATAACTGCTACCCACGGTTCTTTTTTTTCTGTAGCAATTTCTTTTGCTGTTTTTTGTTTCTTTGCTCGTGGAACTTTGGGTAAAATAACTGGCTCGTTCTTAACTTCGGGTGTTTCTATAACTACTGGTTTGTCTACAATGCCTAATAAATTTTTAATAAACGTTTTCATTTTTTTCTCTTTAGATTATGTATAAAAGCTACCTAAATATTGCGTAAATAATGGTTACTATTATTATACAAACAATTATAAGTATTTCGGTTTCTGTTTTAAATATAGGAGTAGTAGGTTGATAATATGATGTACAATGAGGACATCTTGTTGCAAGATAATCCATTTGATTCAAACAACTTGGACATGTTTTAGACATATATATTCTTTAATTAAGTTCCCCACTCGTTTTTAAAGAGTGGTACCTGCAATCTATCACTATATCTCAATCCATGTTTCATTGCTAACAATGCTACATTCTTATTATTCATTGCATACACACTTTCAATACCACCCACTGGCATTAGATATATGTGTCCTAAAAATCCTGCTGTTCGATATGCAGCAATAGCACATTCAGCATCTGCAAAGTCTTGCTCTGTAGCAATAACAAACTTCAAATATGCTGTACCATATTCTTCATACTCACAAACACGTTCTGGTTTAATAGCATCATTCCATGGCTCACCACTGCAAGGCAATTTAGCACTGACACTAAATGTAACTTCTCTATAGAAATCAACATCATCATGATATTTCCAGGTATGTAAGTATTGTTTGAATTCTTTTGTTAAATTCATTGTGCCATTAGTTTCAAATGTGATTTCTTTAAGATTTTTCATCTTAGGATGTTTCAACAAATCTGGATATTGTTTTTGCCAACCCAACAACGGCTCGCCACCAGTGATAACAAGATGCTCATCACGCCACTCACCATGCGGAAGTATTTCCATAATGCGTTCTACAATTGCATCTGTGGTTAGTAGTGGGCTGTAGTCTTTAAAACGTGGATCCCAACTTGCGTAACTATCACAACCTGTGCTTACTAATGGTAAATCTTTATATGCACCAAAAGGCATTTGTGCATCTTGTATTGCAATTGTCTCAACCTCTGTGCTTAGTTCGCCACGCGGCATACCAAAGCCAGCACAGCGGAAATTACAGCCGAAAGTTCTAAGGAACACACTGGGCACTCCCATATAACGTCCTTCACCTTGGATACTATAAAATAATTCTGCTATTTTAATCTTTGACATTTTCAACCTTTATAATTTTAAGATTAGTTTTTTCCATCCACTCAAGAGTAGTTGATACAATGGTTTCTAATTGACTATATTTAGGCCGCCATTGAGTATGTGACATAAATTTATTTGGATCTGCAATCAATTCATCCGGATCGCCAAATCTTCTTGGACCTAATTCATAATCAACATCTAGTCCAGTGGCAGCTTCTACTGCTTTGACTATTTCTAGATTACTAATACCTTGACCTGTTCCTAGATTATACGCTTTAAATGTACCACGGTCAAGTGTTTCAGCAAGATCTACTGCTTGTACGTGAGCACTAGCAATATCCGATACATGCAAATAATCTCTCACGCATGTTCCGTCTATTGTAGAAAAATCATTACCGTTTATAGTAAGTGTTCTTCTCTCTAAAACACTTTGTACAACTCTAGGAACTAAATGAGTATCGTCCCAATTGTTACCTAGATCGCTATCTGGGTCGCATCCACAAGCATTAAAATATCTTAGTGCAATACCTTTAAATCTGTGTGCATGTGCGTGACTTTCAATTACATATTCACACATTTTCTTACTATGGCCATATGGACTTACAGGTATACCTTGTGCAGATTCAGTGATAGGAACAAGGCAGTCGTTGCCATAAGTTGCTGCACTACTACTAAAGATGATTGTACCTTTCCATCCTAGTGTAGCTAACTCATCTAACATACGATTAGTTTTTGCAACATTATTATCGTAATATTCACCGGGATTGGCAATGCTTGGTCCAACTAAACTAGTACCAGCAATATGTATGATTGTGTCTACTTTGTTTATATTAGCAGCCGTTGCAGTGATGTTTACAAAGTCGTCAATTATCAATTCATTAACAAACATAGAAGCATCTGGAATAGTCCATGTACGGTCAATGCCGATTACATAATAGCCAGCTTGCTGAAAGGCCTTAGCGGTATGACTACCAATAAAGCCCATCGCACCTGTTATAATTACTCGTTTAGTATTTTGATTCACGAGTATATTTCCTGTAATCAGTACTCATACGCAACCATTCTTCGCCTTGCCCTTCTAGAATATTGCAAATACGATCAATAGTGCCATCATTGTAATCGCTTATTCTTCCTATGTTTTTATGCGGCTCTTGTAGTAATCTACGCAACTTACCAATAGCATTATCAATAGACCAAGGGATATACAAACGGTCAGGATCGTTAGCGAAAGTTTCAGGAAAACTACGATATGCAGGATACAACACATTGCAGCCAAGAGCATCTGCTTCACTGACCGTATTCGAAACCCAATCTTGTAAAGCGCAATTGAACACAACACGAGATTTATTAACAATATTATAATAATCATTCTTTTCTAAATCCTCATAGATTTTCAACAACCCACGTGATTGCATGTCACGAGTTCGTTGCATATAACTGTCGCTATTGGATTTTAATTTGCCGCCACTACATACACAGAATTCAACATCTGTATCTGGATTCTCTTTAAACCATTGTTCAATGAGGTCCATATAGAAATCAGGTTGTTTCTCCTGATCCCAACGTGCAGAAAATACCACACGATTCTTGCGTTCATTGAATGGCTTAATGCTTGTAACACGACCTTGTACTTCACTCTTGCCGAATGCTAATCCACTGATATTGTAGATTGGAGCCCGCCAACCTGCAATCTTCATATGCATTACCATTTCTTCGTTAGTTGCTAGTACACCATCTACGAACGAATCAACCATCTTTTCATAATGACCCATGAACTCTTGCATATTCCACACATGAACAAAATCGTCAGGATCAATAGACTGGGCAAGACAGCGAACAAAAATACGAGGCCGGTGGCTGCTATCGATTTGCTTGAGGATATAAGGTAAGCTCTCGATACCGGGTTGAAACATGTCCTCAAAGTAGACAACATCTTCATTGTTTAATTCTCCTGCTTTCATCATACGTATCAAGTTCATAAGTTGGCTCATACCAAAGTATGTGCGTCCATGTGCATCTAGTACCTGACCGGTTACAATTGCTTGATCATTGCTGAGTGTTTCGCCAGGCACAACAACATAGTTAATACCACGACGATCAAATACAGCAGTATTCCAATCTTGCAATTGATATGTATATCGGGCGACATATTTTTCTAGCCCCATATAGTATAATTTACGCATTATTGTTCCTGATATTCACGACTAGGCTTGTTTGATGCCTCGCGACGTGCCTTACGTTGCAAATACTCTTGCTCTTGTTGGAACCTGCGATAGTCATTAGAACGATAAAGATCTTTCTCGCTGTATGGAAGAAGATTAAATCTGCAATGATCTAACCAAGCATCAAGATCATCAAAGATCCGAGATACTTCGGGTTTCATTTTAAGAGTTTTTTGAATATAATTTGGCTGTGCCATTTAAGTTTTCCTATTATTAGGGTTGATTAAAAAAAGTAAGTGTAGCACCATTCTCGCCGTCTTCACTTACGTCTATGATGGTCTGACGACCAGGATACCTTGCAGTGATTGTCGTGTTAAGTTCACGAGCAATCATTTCACAAGATTTGTGGTTGAGTTCAAGAATGCCATCATTGTAGCACTTCTCAAGCCAACGCTTAAACTGAATAAATTCAATATCGCGGTCATCTTGGAAGACCTGGATAAAAACTTTAAAGTGGAAAATATGTCGATGTGGTGTTCCAAGGAAACTAACATCATATTCATCGCCTGTGGCTAACTTAGGATCAGTTGCGGCTGCGGGATACATGTGGATACCTTCTTTACGGAAGGTAACCCAGATCATTGATAATTCTTTCATGTAATTACTTCGTCTTTGGTATATTGAGACCAGTCTGTAAAGGTCTCACGAGTTAATAAATTGTGTAGGCTGTGACACCACACACCGGGGTTAGTTGACTTGAAGTCTTTGTCATCTATTTTAATTATAGCATTATAACCTAGTTGTTGTAAATAGGGCAGTTTCACCGAAATCATTGGAATAAAATTATGATACTCAGTGAATCCACCTTCTAACATGCCTTCAACGCATTTAACATCTATGTCCAATGTACATTGATAATCTCTTAGAAGGAAATATTTTAACATTTTTTCCCACGGCATCCACCCATCGGCATCGTTTATGTCTAGATTAGGGAAACTTTGATTAGCACCAAAATAGATATGCTCGCAGCCTTGTAAATTGGCAGCAATATCATCTACACTTTGTACACCTACAACAAATAAAGTTTTCTTACCATATGCAGGAGTATGTTCTACTTCTGTACCATGAAAGAAATTAATATTATCGTGTCCGTCTCTAATCATATTATTCTCCTAGATCATCACTTAATTTTTGCAATGCAGCATCGTTAGCATCTGAAAGATCAATCTCATCTGCACGAGTAACTTCTTCTACATCAAACAAACCGCCAAACAGATTATCATTCTGTCCGTTAGTTGTATTACGAGCACCCGCAATACTGATTAAGAATGCTTTAGCAGTTGGATGCTCTAACATCTCCATGGCCTCTGTTAATGTTTTAGTATTAAATAATTCTTCAACAAAGCGATCGAAATACAATACATTACGTGGAACCCATTCGCTGAACTGATCGCTGGCAAGTTCTTTAGAGTTAAGTTTTTTCCATGAACGCCAGTCAGGTTTAAATCTTGCACTTTCGATATCGGCATAATGATTAGCACGTTGTACTGCTTCAATATGACATTGTACATTATGTGCCATATACAATGAATAAGCAAAACTATCCCAAGAAGTTTTACCTTCTTTCTTAATTTTGTTCAACATACCCGGAGCATAATGACAAATGTCGCCCATTACAAGTCTGCGGCCGATCTCCGATTCGAATGGGAATGGGATATCGCTTCCTGCAAGTGCTTTGTTGTCTGGGGCTTTTTCCATAACAACACTGAACTTTTTCGAAGTGTGGATTGCGTTTGTGTAAACGAGTCCGTGTGCTGTTGCGACAAACGGTGAGGCGCAGTCAAAAGATATGGTAATTTCTTCATTAATATGTTTCCTGAGTTGTCGTTGAATTGAAGTTAGATAGCAAGCCCAATCTAACTGTGCTGTACCCAAGAAGTGGATCCAGTTCTTGCCTGTGAGCATGCCTTCCTCTCGCATGATCATCAAACGCTTTAAAGTAATGTCCATCTTACTCATATTGACACCACCCATTGCCCAACCCTCTGCTGCTTTATCTCCCCATACAGCAGGGTCACTATATTCTTTAACACCTTCATACCAAGACTGTGCGCTATGCCAATCACTGCCTTGTAAAACATTTAACCATTTAGTCTTACCTAACCGATTCTTTAAAAAGTAATCGTTATTGAACCGAGTCTTTTGTAAACAATCTTCTGGGCTTGTTAAACCAGTACGAGGTTGATTGTTCTTATCACAGGCCCAGATAGGAACGTCCAACATCATTGACCAATCAGCGGTTAGTTCTAACCAAGCAATAATGTCATCACGAGTTTTGTTAGCTGCTTTACCTTCAAAGTCCAACCAATCAAACTTTAGAATACCTTTACCAATTTGGTATCCGCCTGAGTCACCTAAGATCATAGTGTTAGCATGATCACGATCTTGGATCATACTTTCTTGTACCAAACTTTTTTGAATATCTAATTGTGCGTGACCTGCTGAATATAGACCATACTTGTAAGTAAAGTATCCTTGCTCAGCATTAAGAAAGTTCATACCTTCAATACCGCGATCAAATCCTTTAGGAATACGACCCTTAGGTACAAAGTCACCTAATCGTTGTTTGGCAACATAGGTGCTGTAAAAACTGCTGATTGCTGGCAAATATACAGCATAATCTCTTTGGAATGGTGATAGGTTAACTGGTGAATTACTCATCTTGACTTAATATCTCTGTTATTTTTAATTGTTCTTCTGCTCGAGCAAGTTCTTTTTTAGCACGATTTACATTTTGTCTAGCAATTTTAACAGCAGGATTATCGTTAGGCAATGATAAAAGAACTTCTTCTTCCATCTTTTTCTTTCTTGCCCACTCTAATAATTCTAAAGTATATCCGTCTAATGTAGCAGTTGCATAACTAGACGGCACTTTCATCCAACCAGTACCACCAAACACTTGTAAATCTGTACCCCATACACGAATCATACCTTGCATGGGAATTTCCGTATTCATATTAATGTAAGGTACACTGGTGTCCCCACCTGTTATCTTAATACCTACACCGCCTGCTAGACCTTTTATCATGCCTGTGCTGGGATAATATATTTGTAAGTAGCAATGCCGCTGTCTAAGGTGATCTGCATAGCACCTTCATCACTAAACCCAATCTTAGCATTGTTAGCATCAGCAATTTTCAAAATGCTTAATACGCTGTTTACTGGCCAGGTCCAACCTTTAGTAAGAGTACCAACAACGTCTGTGGCAAAAATAAATTCACCACCGTGGCTGCTAACATCGCCAAATGTAAACTTTAAATTACCACCATCTGTTTTTGCCAAGAAAGTTGTATGTTCTGTGTTAGCACCTGCTTGGAATTGAAAACGTTGAATAGCACTCACAGTGGGCTCAACTTCAACATGCCATTTAACTCCGCGGAATTTAACAGTTTTCAATTTTTCATTGATAATGTCTTGATTCATAAAGCGATAGTCGTTCTTAAAGTCGCCGTCTTTGTTTTCAAAGTGTAGACCAACTGGAATAGTTTCGCCATTGCGTTCGGCAGTAACTACCTCAATTTTAGCACCGTCTTGATATTCTTTACCATCTAATAGATAGCGTAGTTTTTCAAGTTGTGGCATACCATATGTGCCAATCATGTCCGGATGTGGATTAGCAGTTTCGGCATACATAATAACACTACGGTCATCTGCCATAGAGTCGATTAGAGTTTTTTGTTCTGTGCCTGTTACTTTAACAATATTTAGAAAGCCTAATTTGTTTGTATGTGCAACGATGTCTTGAAGAATAGATTTCATATTAATTTCCTTTTAGTTAGTTTATTTAGATTTAGTAAAAAAGTCAACAAATATTTTACTCAAAGTCAAACAGTGACCCAAAATTATTTGTTTGTGTAGTAGATTCTAGATCCCACTCTAGAACACCAATGAGGTTATCGAGTTTGTTATTGATAATAACAGTTTCCATATCAGCATGATCAAATGGCAATTCTTGGAACCACTTAGGCAAACGTAGTTCGTCAACTGGATATGCTACGCTGGTATACCCGAGCGGATTGTCTTTTAATTTACAAACAATAACTTTCATACCGTCTACAATGTTGGTACTATATTTGTCACCGTTCATACGCTTTAAAGTATTCCAGTTAATACTAGCACGTACATGTCCTGGCATATTTGCCTTACCTGCCTTACGTTCTTTTTCTTGATATTCGGCAATATTGTTAGCACGTTTAGGACTGCCTTTTTCCCATCCGGGTCGTGCTTTAAACTCAGTTCTAAATTCATTAATCATATCAAGAATTTCTTCTTCCTGACTACCATTTAGAACTTTAGTTAGTACTTCTTCAAGAAACTTCTGCATGAATTCTGGAGTATCGCTACGTTTCAAATCTAAGCCCATGGCTTTAATTTTGCCAGGTTTGGTCTCACTGTCATATCTCTTGCCATCTTTATCATAGTACAATACAGCATAACGCTTCTTAGTAATAAACAATCCTTTGATAGCAACAATTTCACGTCCTGCTTTAATAACTTCGCCACGTGACTTTGGACAGTGGAAAGTGTCTAACATGAATTGCGGAAATGTAGCATTAACATTATCTGCAATTGTGTTGTATAGTTGGATAGCAATATCTTTATCCCAAGGAATTAATTTCTTTTGGATATCAATCTTTAATGCATTGTATGCAGAAAAATAACAACTGTCTGTGTCACCATAGATAATACTTTTACCAACGTGATCAAACTCACCTGTGATAACTTCATTAACCTTGCCTGCCATATGACGAGCAATAGCACGACCAGTTAGTGTGGTACTTTGTCCAATACGCTTATCAAAGAATCTGCAACCCGGATTAAGAATAGCACCATACAAACTATTCAAGTTAATTTTCTTAACTAGTTGTCGTTTGTCCCAATATTCTTCTTCAATCTTATTGCCAGCATCCATGGCTACTTTAAGTTTTTTCTGCATATCCTTACGCTCACTATACCAGCGAGCCAATAGTCCGGGAATAATACCTTCCTGTTCATAGGTAAAGATTGTACCATTAGCACTGAGCATCCACGGTTGATTACTTTCGTAAATTAGTCGATACGCCTCGGCTCCGCTCAATACGTCATGTTCACCATTTTCCCAATCTATAGTAAGTTCGTATGCACGATCCTGTCGCATTACTGCTTCAAATTCTAAACTACCAAACATACCTTCCCATGCAGCCGCAAAGGATTTTTTATCCAATGTTGTTTGTTTATGAATAAATTCGTCAGTATTGGTCTGACGTATTTGTCCAACAATGGTTTCTGGACCCATATTCAATGCACGAATTACACTTGGATATAGACTGTTAATGTCCATACTTCCAATGTAATCATGTAATCCTTTTTTAGGATATGCTACATAAGCACCTGCTGCTTGATTGTTTTCAGTTTCATCACGCTTGGCACGGCTTGGGACAATTAGCCCTCTGTGATGTGCTTCATTAACAATTGCCTGTTCTGTTACAGCTACAGCACCCATTGTGGTCTGTAGTAATACTGTACATTCATGTGCCAGTGTATTGGCAAGATCCAAGAACTTTAATTTCTTATCTAACTTGTCAAGTAGTGCAGTATCTTGTCTATTATATTCAATAAATTTACGGAAGTCATTGTTATATAGTTGATCCAATGTGCCTTCGTAGACAGTCTTACTTTCACCTACCTCCATTTCTCCAATGGCATCGAGCCGGTAGGTGTGGCGTTCTTCATAGGTATATTTCCTGTACAGTTCGAGACTGTCCAAATGAACGCGACCAATAAGATCATAAGTAACAGCCTGTTTCCCATATTTCTCATATTCTCTTTTCTTTGGAAATTGATCCCACAAACAGAATCTGCGAGTGTCTTCTTTACTTAGTACTTTTGTAACTCTATTTACAGTGTAAGGAATATCAAAACCTTCACTGTTCCATCCACTTAATACATCAGCGTCTTCGATTAGATTTAGAAATGCATCTAACATTTCTGCTTCTGTTTCAAACAACATGGTATTAGGAAAGTCTTTAACTTGTTCCTGTGCCTGTTCCATGGTTAATGTTTTGGGAGGAACAGCAAAACAAACTAATGTTTCTAACCATTGTAGATGAATTGCAATACTGGTAATTGGCATAAAAGCATCTTCAGGAGTGCTATAGCCACGTTCTGGATCAAAGTCTACCTCAATGTCAAAAAATGCTACATGAAGTTTTGGAGGTTCTGCTCCAAGATAATGATCTTCCAAACATCTAAATGCTGGTTTAATATCACTTTCATAGAGTCTACGTTCGCCGTGGATACGTAGTTCTTTTTGGAAGTCCTTGTTATTTCTACAAGATACTTTACTTAGATTCTCACCGTAGATTGATTTGTACTTACCCTTTTGATCAGGATAATAAAAGATGAATTTGGCAGGATATTCTTGATAGATTCTGCCTTTCTTTGGATCACGTTCAACGACTTTGATAACATCTTTGTCGCGATCCCACATTGCGTCAACATATGACATATTTTTCCTCCTCGTGATTTAATGGCTCACTGACCGTCTTATAATCAATTATGGCTGATTCAACCTTACTCATAAATTATTTAGCATCCTGAATAGGCCGATGCTATCTATAGTGACTAACAATACGTAGTTTGCAAGCAGGCCAAAAGATTTACGGCTATAACAAGCCCACCCATACAAAATACACTGGCCAATAAAAATAGGATAAAGAATGATAAGAGGCGGATTTGGAACTGTGAACGCCATAGTAATGCTACATCCGATTGAAGTTGCCCAAGCCGTAATCTCAACGATAAAACGTAGAGGGTAAGTTTTATAGTCATCCTTGATCCATTTAATGACATTAGTTAAAATTTCACTCATCAGTACGACGATGTGAATGACCACTGATATCTACAATAGTTTCCAAGTCGTCAAACTCTTTCCAAACACTGTCCCATTGATCTTTTTGTGCAATTCGGATTGCCTTTTTAATCACACTGGGCTTAACCTCGAGTTCCTCCGCCACTGCTTTAATGGTATCGTTAAGTCCTTCGGTGAGGTCTTGAATCTCCTGCATAACGGTCATGCCCTCTGCAACGATCTGTTTAATTTTGGCCTGTTCAGGCGCTCCAAATGCTTTACCCATAAAAAATCTCCTTGTAAGTAAGTATATACTCAACAAGGAGAAATGTCAAGGTTTATTTTATAAACGAGCGTCTATAATGTTCCAATTAATAATTTTCCAATGGTTAGTCAAGTAACTCTTTTTATCTGCTTGATAATCTAATGACCAAGCATGTTCCCAAGCATCGATTAAAACGATAATATCTTTCTTTATAGAATGATTGGGAATTATTTTTATATCACCATTGCTTGATAGATAGCACCAGCCACTTCCTTGAATGGACATAAACAATTTGGTAAATTCTTCTTTGAAGTTCTCAAATGATTTAAAGTGTTTATCAATAAACTCTTTGGATGCACCAATTGGTGTGTTGGCTTCATCTGGAATTTGTAGTTGTGGAAAGTACATACTATGCAAGTAAGCACCTGCTTCGTTAAAGTCTGGATCACCTTCACCGCTATTGTAGCGATTTACATACGTTCTGTATAGTTTGCCATAATGATAATCTATAGCATCCTCGCTTAACACAGGTTCGAGAGCATCGCGGGCATAGGATAATTTCACTTGTTCAAGTGTTTTAATCTCTTTGCCCTCTACCACATATTTTATAAAATTAAACATTATTTGTTTTTACCAGATCTCATATTAGCCATCCAATGTGCAAGTTGTCCTTTACGACCGCCTTGATGTGCTATCTTACGTAATGTACTTATCTTTCCTTTGGTAGGAACATGATAACGCTTTGAGTCACCCTTATCTTCAGGATGCCGACCGTCAGCAAAGTTTTCTTTTTGTGTAGGAATATGATTTGGACCGTAACTTATCCTACTGCCTACAATTTGTTCTAATCCAACATGTAATGCAGGTCCTGATAAATGTTTTCGTAACCATTTTTCTGCTAGATTGTTTATAATTTTTTCGTTAGCATGAACAACCCCACCTTGACTTTTACTATGAACATATGCATGATATGCTTCGTGTGCCGCCTGTGCTACATCTTTTGCTGCTTTGCTGTCTAAGTTTGGTAAGTTGATACTGCCCACTCCGTCACCTGTATCTCTAAACATAGGAGGCCCGCTGCTTTGATAAACATAATACATTCCTGGTCCTAATTCTTCATCGTCGTCAGTTACTCGATCTTTTCCTAAGATATTTCGAATTACATCATATGCTGTCCATAGAGTAGGAGCAGGTGCGCCACCAACATGTGTTGTTGGAAGCATAGGTTTGTCTTCTGGATCAAAATCACCGTAACGTGCTTTTAAATCTGCATCACTTGCAAGAGCCTCAAGTAATTCATTGATACGCATTTAGCAATTCCATTTTCTCAATGATAATGCTTTGCGTGTAGGTTCGCCATTGGGCTTTTTCATAGGACCATCAACACCTGACATTCTGGCACAGAATGATTTACGACGTTTAGCAGCCTTACTACCGGCTTTTAGTTTGCTAGGTTTGGTAGTTACTGCTTTTTGTAAATGACTACCAGGATGTTCTCTACGATAACTAGCAATGCCTTTGTCGTTCAATCCACCATTCTTATTCTTGCCGGCCTTACGATGCCAAGCGGCAGATTCATTTATAAACTCGTATGCTCTCATTTCTTTTTCACCTTTGGCTGACGGGCTTTATACAAGGCCGCTGTGGCCATTACTTTTTTTTTTCTGGGGTCTTATTTTTAAATTGGTGATACTTATTTGGATCAGCATTTTGGAAATTATCAACCCAAGCGTCTAAATCCATAGTAGGTTCCAATTGTCTTTCTAACATAGAGTTCAATGATTCAAAGTATGTATCTACACTTTCATTCTTAGGATGTTTGATATGTGCCCAGGCAATGCTTTCTGCATCTTTCTTACTCTTACCTTTTTTCATCATGCTGGCAGTGATATGCTTGGCTTGACGATCTACTTTGGCACCTTCCGTCATACCTTGCTCTACTGGTTCCCAATCTAATTTTTTACCGTTGGGTAAAATTGCAAAACACGGTCCGTCGATCATTTTAGATTGTCTAATTTTTGCATCTGGAAAATTAGATTTAACTAATTGAAACCATTGC